GTATTTATTATTGCTGTAAAATCTTTTGATTCTAAATCATCACAAATAGTTTTTAAAAATGAATTGGTATCTAGTTTGGCATTTACAAAAATACGGTTTAATGCACTTTGAATAGTGATGCTGGAGGTACCTCCTATTTCAGATATAGCTTGCTGGACTATACTAATAGCACTACCACTCGAGTCAACTACACTGGTATCATCATTAATAAGTTTTTGTATATAAGTATTAAAGAAGTCGGTTATATCAATTACATCATCATCACTATCATTAATATATTCTTGAATATTTGTCACTGTACTAGTTTCAATATTAGAAATTTCAAGTTCTTTAAATTGTACATCATTGGCTATAAATTTAACCAACCAATATTCACTTAGAGTGTATAAATCATCATTTTTTATCATATAGTAATAATAGTTATTTGTATATGGCACAGTTGTTGCATCCTTGTTGCCCTTTATCATTTTTTTATGTGTAATTGGCTTTGTACTAGTTCTACCATCAGTAGATACAGCAACTACATTATCAAAAACAATATAATTAGAGGGGTTATTAACAAATGTATCTAAAATAATTTTTGTAACATTATAAGAAATATTATATAAATTCATTGTGGCACCACTTATATACTCAAAAAATTGATTATTATGTCCATCATAATTAACAAAAAGTTTTGAATCATATAATTTTCCCAAAAATTGTTTTCTAAATTCAATTGACTTAGTTGCATTCTCTATTAAATATGTAAAATAAATACCAGATAAAGATGCTAAAGCGGTATTATCTATATGATATGCACTACCATCATTATATGCAAAATGCCATTCTGACAAATTCTTTAATATCATTAAATTTGGTGGCTCTTTAGTATGATCATATCCGCCACTAGTATCAACAATATCTTTAACACCTATACACTTAACTTTTAATCTTAACCATTCAGATGCATCTATTTTTGCTGTAGGTTGTGCTATGTGTGATTTAGTGTCATCATCTTCGACATTGTATATATTATTAACACCCAAAATCATCTCTGTCTCTAAATTGAGATCTAATGGTTTTATGTTTGCGACTGTTGGCATTGTTAAATTTACATTAAGCATATCACCTGATAAAATAGCTATATCCATTTCTAAGGTTCCAGAATTATCAATTCCAAAATAATAATAGTCACCAATATTAAACATACAATTTGCATCATGTGTTACACTTGATGAACTTGATGAACTCGATGAACTTGATGAACTCGATGAACTTGATGAACTCGATGAACTTGATGAACTCGATGAACTTGATGAACTTGATGTGGTCAAATCTGTAAATATAATATATTCTTGTAATGATCCTGATAGTGTTGATATATCTACAAACTCATAGTCTTTAAATTCTTCAAAACCAGAAGATGTATCTACTGAATCAGTTTTATTAGTATTAAATACATATATGTTAGTACCATTAATGCAAACAATTCCTTTGTCTGTATGTTTAATTGCAGTTGTGCCAGTAGAAGCGGATATATATTTAGTAATACTAAGACCCAAATACTGGCTAAAAAAGCCCATTGGGATAGGACTGGGAGTGCCAGTATAAGTATTAAACTTGCCATCAAATACGTTGCTAAATGTAATTTTATTATCAGTCTTATCATAATGGCATAAATAATGATTACCACTCACAGTAATATAATGGTCTGGGTCTATATTTGAAGCATATTTTATAGTTGCTCCATTTGAAATATCTGTAAAAATGTATTCAAACATATTATTGGCACCAATACTACTATACGGTATTAAAGTCGCTGTGCTTAAATCTGCGCTTAAATCTTGATTAAAGTTAAATATTTTTTTGTTATCATAGCCAATTGGTATTGTAATAAGGGCACCATTTGAGTCTATATTGGATATAGTAAATTTAGAATATTCATTGCTGAAAAAATTAAAAATTGCATCTTTATATAATTTTTTAAAAAATTTAATATTTATCATATATCTTTTAGTTGGAATAGTTGTATTATTTGTTTTTATATCAATAATTTCTTTTTTTCCATATATAGTATATTTATTATCTTTAGTAGATATAGAGACAATCTCACCAGAATTAGAAATAGTGTTCCCAAAAACAATGTATTTATAATCAAAATTACAGTCTTTAGCATTTTCTATATTATTTTCTATAAAGTTTTTTACTAAATTGGTTGTATCTAATCCATACCATTCATTATCTGATATTCTTTGATAAGTCATCCCAAGCAATATATTTTCATTAATTTTTGTATAAGATAATATGGAAAAGTCTTTTATTAATTTATATATATTTGCTAATGATATCATAGTTATATTATCCTTATCATTATATATTCCAAACACCGCAAAATTATTACACTGAAATACTGTATTTAAGTCTTTTGGTGGCATTACTGCTACAAATACAAATTTAAATGTTGTAGAATCAATAGATATAGATAAATTTATATTGCTAATATGATCAAATATATCTTGTGCATTTGTCGGTTTGCCAATTATAGATAAATCTTTATTTTTTCTCATTTGATAATGTTTTAAATTATCAAATATTTGTTCATTTTCTATACTATTTTTAGCAAAATTACTATTTTGTTGAATACCTTTATTTATATATTTATGTTGATCATGTAATTTATTTGAAATATAATATTCATTGGGGGGGGTGGAGGAGTCGTCATATTTTTTGTTTGTAAAATAAATATAAAATAACCCAAAAATGTCACCCATTGGCATAATATAATTATACACTATTAAGTGTTTTGCTTTATAGTCTGGTATACGATCACAATAATAAATAGTAATTTCAAGGCCAGATGTGGTTTTAACAGTGTATGTATTTTCAGTTGGTGCTGGTACAGTTGGTGATACTGGTGTGGCCGCCATACTGGAACTGGTATTATTTATTAGCTCCTGATAAAAATATTCATTTAAATCTGTTCTTAGATAATTATACATAATGCCCGTATCAATTAGATCTCCTGTAGCTCCTGTATCCATTGAATCTTTTATAATATATTGATATGATGGATTGGTATTATATAACACAAATCGTTTTTTTACTAGTGATTTGCCATTAAAATAATTATCAAAATTATATGATACTATTGATCCAACACAAAAGTTTATAAGCTTCTTAGAAATAGGTGTAGAGTCTCTTTCAGATGTGGCGTGTGTTATAGTTCCTAAATCTACACCTATTTTTACATCGTAGCTACCATCAACATTTTTAACAGGTTCTTTATACCCAGCAACATAAATGTTCATATTTGGTATATAATTTTTGCTTTCTAAATTTAATCTAACAACACAATTAAAACTACCTATACTACTATTATAAATAAAAATTAATACTTCACTATTACCATAATTTGTTATTGATGATCTCCAACCTGGATATATTATATTATTTTTTAAATTAGGATTTTTTAATAATCGCCTTTGTATTGCCACTAATGTAATATTACTTGGATGTAAATATGTATTATCTGTAGCATTATATATAGTTTCATAATGGGAACCACGCACATTTGCAATTAAAATCCAATCATAAGATATACCTAAAAAAGAAATATTTATTCCAAAATCATCTCCAGTATTCCCTTTATTACCTGAAGCTTTATTCTCAAATATTGCAATATTATAATTAGACATATAACTAATATAATTTATTATATCAGATACAGCCCATACACCTTTTTTAGGTGATATCATCTCACCCTTATGAAATTTATGGCCATCAGGGGCAATGCTATCACCGATAGAATCGTCTAAAGATAAATAAAGGCCACCATCGCCCTCATACAATGATTCTTTATAATTTTTTTTGATATAATCAATAAAAAAAACTCTAAATGTTAACATAGCATCATCATTGACTGCATCTCCAAATAACGCTGGCAAAATAGCATAATATAAACAATCACCGGTTCCTTTAGTATTTAAAACTTGTAACTCAATTGATTTAGATCCTATTTGTATGTTATTAATTTCATCCAAATTACGATTAACTTTATTTTTAGTAAAACTAGGGTCAGTCTCTTGCCACGGTAAAGAGTATTTTTTTATGAACTCATTATCTATAATGGATTCTTTATGTAGTTTGGTTACATCTGTTTCATATGTAAAATTTATACTTTCAATATCCATAATATCAAATATAACATATAAACTCAATATATCTTTAATAGCATATCTTAATCTATTTGATTCTGAATATTCTGAATTAGTTAATGGTTGTGTATTAGCATCATTAATATATACCCATATAAATTCTTTTAATAATATTATTGATATTTTTTTATTTGTTAAATTTGATAACTTTGATGTTATTATAATTTCAATAAATTCATTGTCGAATATTGGACAAATTGTAGTTAATATAGTTTTTATATCAATATCATAATTAGTATTAGTTGATGCGTCTTCAGCTGTTCCAATTGCGGTAATTTGTTCACTACCAGAAGTTATAGTAAATATACTTTTATCATCTTTTATATCAATAGTTGTTGGAGTAGTCGTGGCGGTAGAATCATCATAATTAAATATTACATACTCACCACTAGTATTCTCAGAGCCATCAATATTATATTTAACACTATAATCAATATGAGTAGATTCATAGTTAGTAAAATATTTCCTAAAAGTATCAAAATGGACTAAATATTGTGATTCTGCACCACCATACTTTTTATTTTGATACTTTTTATTTTGATACTGTTTATTTTGATACTGTTTATTTTGATACCCACCGCCAGATGTATGAGCTACAGTTGGACACAACTCTTCTATTTTTTCATCATATATGGCAATAGCGGTATTTGTGCCATCTATAGTACCATTCGTTACAAACTGTAATAATTGGTCTAATTCTGATTTTTTTAATTTTTCTTGGATGGGTTTATTACTATCATCCATTAAATAAATATCCCCCAATAATGATATAAGGTCTTCAATATTGGACACTTTTATTTGTTTATCACTGGAATATGGGCCTTTTGGTGCTGTATAAACATCTGTATAGTATTTACCATCATCAAATATTTTGTTGGTACCATTCGTTATTAATGCATTTACGGTATCTTTATCATAGGTATGATATAAATATAAATTATATAGATAATTATATAATATATATTCATTAATTTTTAATGCGTGTGGTTTTGAATTTTTACCTTTAGTATTTTTCCATTGTTTTAGATTAGTAGAAATATATTTAATAAATTCTTTCCATGTTTGATTTTTTGTTAAGTTACTTATTTTATCATCAATTTTTAATAATTTTTTCAACTCATCATTTAATTGCACTTCATATTTATTTATATTACCGTCGGGTTTATCTTTAATTTCATATACTATTTTGGTATTTATTTTAGAAATAACTCCATCACAAATATATAATTGTGATGATGTTAATTCACTAATAAGATTATTTATATACCCAGAGGTATTAGTATCAATTAAATCTGTAATTTTTTTATTTGATGCATATTCAATAAACTTTTGTATTAATATATACCAAAATAATAACATTAAAGTTCCGCTTGCCATATCTTTATCATGGGTAGAATCATATACAATGTTATTGTAAATGTAATCTTTTATTTCATTTGATAATGTAAGAATTTTTCCATTATTAAACATATAATTTATTTTAGTTATGACTTTATTTATACGATCAAATGTGGATTTACTCGACATATTATGAAAAATATCACTAGATAATATTACTACATCAGAACTAAATACATCAACAATAGAAGTAATCTCCTCTGGAGTAATTTGTTTTGGTGTAGTTGTTGCAGTTGGTGATACTGGCACTGATATTACAGTTGATCCTGTATTTTTTTGTCCATTAGCATATTTTTCAATTAAATCTATAAAATTATATATTTTTCCATCATTTAAAGCTATACTAGGAATATATTTTCCATCTAGTGGTGTTGATACTAGATATATAATTTTATCCCATTCATCATTAGTTATACTATTGTTATTAATAGAAGTAGATATGATACTATCTGATGATACTATAGTTATTATATCAGTTATATCAATATCATCGCCTGATAATATTGTATTATTATAAATTGAGTACATTATGTATATTATAATAAATAATTTTGCAATATTATCTACATCAGTGCTATCGCGTGGGGATTTCTTAATATATAGATTTAACGCTACTATTTTTTGATATAATATCTGATATGCTGAATAAGTACCAGTATTAAGTATTTTATCACTTAATGGGTCATCTGTTAATATTGTTATCGTGAGATATTCAGATAATATAGAATTATATAATTTATTAATATTTGTTTCTTTAAAATCTTTAAAAAAATCATTATTAGTAACTATGGTACCACTACTAGAACTACTACTAGAACTACTAGAACTACTAGAACTACTAGAACTACTAGAACTCGTATCAACTGGAGTAACAACTGGTGCGCCACTTAATTTTATAGGTCTACAAAATAAATAAAACTGTTTTGATATACCATTCCCACCTGGGTTATTATATTTATTAGTTTCTAAAATTAATGCAACTAAATAGTCTTCAACGTCTACACCTCCACCATATTTTTTATTAAAGTTTGAACTACCCCCATATATTTGACTATTTACAAGTTCATATCTTGCATCATCATACTTATTTGCGTATGAAGTATTTGCATACTTATTACCATACTTATTTGCGTATCCAGTATTACCATATGAAGTATTACCATATGAAGTATTACCATATGAAGTATTACTATATGAAGTATTACCATATTTATTTTTTTGATCTCTTCGTATTAAATTACGATTTTCAGAGTTTTTATTAAATATATTGCATGTAAAGGATGCAATAAGAATTGCAACTAATACAATAAGAATAAATAATACGAATATTACTAATATATTATTTACTTTCATTGCAATATTAATATATTTATATTTATATATATTTTTATATTTTTATATATATTATATTTTTATAAAATATGAATAATATAGTATTGCTGATATTATTAATAGTGATATTAGTATTTTTTATTGGGCTTACTATATTTATTAATAATTATTGTTTATATACACTTTGTACAGCCCCAGAAGAATATCCAAGTGCGGAAAAATTATTTGCCATTAAAGGAATTAAGGCATTAAGAGACGCACACATTACTGACATATAATACTCTTACTCTTTCTTTTAAAAAAAGAAAGGAGACAAAGAAAATTTAAAAAAAAAGAAATAAAAAAGATTTTGAGAAATAAAACATGTCAGATAAGGAAATAATAAAAGAATTAAGTGAGAGCAATCAATCAATATTAGAAAAGATTGCTCAGTATGATGATAAAGAACAAAGGCAAAAAAAATATAATATTGCCTTTACAGTGTTATGTGTGGCAATTATTATATGTATGATTGTATCTATTGCATTTGCCATTAGTTGTAACAAATGTGTTAAAAATAATACTGTTGAAGGGATGACATATAACGCTTTACATAATTTTAAGTAATGCTTTTATCTTCTACACATTTTTTCAAAATATGAGTCGTTGCCATGGCTTTTATTTTGAAATTCTAGTTTATAGGCAATATTAAACATTTGTTTGACAAATTTAAATTTTAAAATTGGGTTGTCCGGGGCATATTTTGCCCCTAAAATATCCATAAGTAAAAACACAGCATGTATAGAAATATCTTTTTTTCGATATTTTTGATCAATTTCAATATTGTCTAAAATAATAATATTATCCATTAAATTAGACAAATTTAATTTTATTTTTCCAATTTTATCATTATTATAAAAGATAGATATAGCACTATCATTATCAAAATGCAATGCTAATATTGCCAATATTTTTGCTAAAATAATTGCATTTGGGCAATGTTGTTTTACCGTAATTGCATTTGGGCAATGTTGTTTTACCGTAATTGCATTTGGGCAATGTTGTTTTACAATTCCAAAATGTGGAAAAATAATATAATTGGTAATCCAATGATAATATTTTGAGCTAAAATCATCTACGAATTTTTTGTATTCATTTTCAGATATTTTTGCAAATGGCCATAATTGAATAGTATTGTTTAAATTATATATACTTGGCACTATAGTACCATCTTTATTGACAAACAACAGATCTAATGTGAATTCTACAAATCCGGAATTTGATTCTGGGTATGGCATATATTCACAATGTACAAACATATCTGCAATAGTATTACAAATCTCTGTCATATTCATACCTTTTAATTCATCTGGTAATGGATATATTTTATCCGTTGTTGGCATTTTACACCAATGAATGTCTTTATTATTCCAATCAGATTCTTTTTCAATTGTATATGGTTTTAAAGCGGTGCAAATAATATGCTTGTCAAAAATATAACATTTTTTTACACCATTTCCGGAAATATATAATACAATAAATAATTTTACTATCATCTTTTTTCCATCTAATAAAACCGGTGGATAATATTTTCTAATTTCATAGGAATCTAATTTTGATCCACTCTTGTCAAAAATTGCTCCTAATTCCTTTAATTTATTTATTTCATCCTCTTTTTTTTTTAATATTGTTTTTATGGTTTTTAATGTGGTGGCTTTGTCAGATGTATAATGGTTTAATCTAGAATATGCATCATATATCTCATAGGCAGTATTATCATTGATTGTATTGGGATCGGCATTGCTTAAATTAAGCTCGGCATTGTCCATGGGCGCATACCCAAACAGATAGTAGTATTGAGTCATTTTATTTTGTTTTATATATTGATATAGTAAATATTGCGAATTTATAAATCTTAATTCATTTGGAAACTGAAGTACAGATTTTAATTCCGCCCCTTGCGAAATAAAATCATGTTGATATCTACTCCCAGTAGAGGATGCCATAATTAAAAATTTTGATCGATTGACAATCCCATAAGACAAATGAACAAATTGCACTCCTATATTTGTCATATGTTTTTTGATTGCGGTCATTAAATATTCTGTATTAAATCCATTATCATCATGCATAGTGGTTGCGTTATACGTTAATAATTTATGCTTATGGACTTTTATCATAATTTCATTTTTTATTCTACAGGATCGTTCAAAATAATTTGTTTTGTCAAAAAAGCCTAATTTAAGTGCAATTTTTTCAATAAAATTAGTAAATTGTTTTGGCATAATATTTTTGATATATATTGTGGGATTGTTATTTTTTTCAATAAAAAAAATGGCCAAATATATTTCCATAAATTGTGCAATAATGGCGGTTGCAATTCCCCTATGTTGAAATTCTTTTACAATTGCAATATGTACCCATCGATTTAACACTACTAAATATCCAATAATTGTATTTGCGTTTGATATCAAAAATGAATATTGTTCAACCTCTGGAGATATATCATTGGTGATATGCTCAAATGATAATTTTGCATTATTATAAAAGTGTATATGATGTACTTCTTGCAATTCGCTCTTGGTTGCATCTTTTACTGGAATTAATATATTTCTGTGATCACCAGTTAATAATTTGGCAAAAGTAGTAAGGGTTCCATTTCCAATTACTTCTGACATTGAAACCGGCTGTCGTTTTACCCCAAAATGGGGAAAAATAGTCGAATTTAATATAAAAGAAAAATATTTATAACTATACTCATATGCAAATCCTTCCTCTGGGTCTTTTACCACCCAACCAAAACCCGGGCGTTTATTTACCTCCAAAATAAATGCTTTATTATCATCCGTGAGTAATATATCTGCGCCATATACATGATACCCGGCATCACTTTCAGAATAGTTTTTAATGTTTGATAATGCCATTCCCATACATAAAGTCCTTAAACACTCATTTAATTCATCCAATAATTCCGGTGGCGGTGAAGTACCACCAGTGTCAGTTTTTGCACCAGTGTCAGTTTTTGCACCAGTGTCAGTTTTTGCAAATTGGTCAACATCATTTGGCCAATTATATCTTTTTTTTGTGCTCCCCGCTCCAGATATATGTATTTTTTCATTTAACCAATCTTCTTTTTTATATTGAGATTCAGAGACATATACTTTGTATTGATCAAATACATAGCATCTAGTAATTCCAGATTGAATACTTAATAAAATATAAATACGTAAATGCATTTTTTTTCCATCTATGGTTAATGGATTTGTTATATATTTGGATACAACTCCATTTGTTGGAGTTATACTTAATTTGGCCTTTGCATCTTCATATTCTTCTTTGGTTTTGAATACTAATACGCCCATTTGTCTCGCTGCGTCTTTTTTCTTTAAAATAAATAAATCATCTTTTTGGATTTCCATTGGATCAAAATTTGCAACCATTTCAGTTTTGGGAATATATTTACCACCCATTGGGATTAAATTTTTTATTGTTTTAAATAATATTGTTTTATCACATATAGCATTATGACCACCCAATACATTTTTTATTGAGGCATGCTGTTTCAAAAATAATGGATCATAATTTGCATCCTTTGATGTTTGATCAAGTGTATGAAATGTCCCAAATGAAATGTGAACTTTTTCCGTTACGGGTTTCTCCACAAAATGCACGCCCAAGTGGTCAGACTCGCGCAAAATGTCTCTAAGCGCTTTAAATATCAATCCATTATACTCACCACTAATGGTATAATGCAATGTTGTTGCGCCATTACTTTCTTTTGCGCCATTATTTTCTTTTGCGCAATTACTTTCTTTTGTGCAATTACTTTCTTTTGTACTACCACCACAAAATAATTTATTTCTTCGATTTATAATAATAAAAACAATTATTAATACTAATATTATAAACAATATTATTATAATCTGTGTTACCATTTATGGAAAATTTATTGAATTTTAGGCAAAAAAATCAATATATTATAAAATATATTTGATAATATACTTTATACTTTATACTTTATACTTTATACTTTATATTTTATACTTTATACTTTATACTTTATACTTTATACTTTATACTTTTTGTAATGACAGATAAATTGAGAATGAGTAATTATATAAAACAATTAGAGAATAATAATAGATTAGAAATATTAACATATGCTAAAAGTTGTAAAAAAATGAAAGATACCCATAAAGTAACTGCATTATTTCTGAAGGCATCAACCTCTAAGCATACAAGTTATATAATTCGACATATATTAAGTTTTGTACCATTGAGAGCACATCATATAATACCGTTTTACAAATGTGAACATTTTGAACTATTTAAACATTTTAAGCCCACTCATGAACAAAAACAATCTAAATATTATCATGGTAAATATATAACCATTGAAGGAAATTTTACTGTACATGCTCAAGAAAATAAAAGTATGATTTATTCAAGGCCAAATTGGATTACACATGTTGAACCTGCAACATCAATTGAATTCTATACCGCCATGGGGGAATTTGGAAGACCAAATCCAATATTTTATATGATCATTCTTACAACTCCATCCGGTGAAAGAAAAAAATATAGTCTAAATCTGGAATCTAAATGCCCACTCATCATAGAGAACTTGTTATAAAAATGTATCTATTTTCTTTTAGAAAGACGTGTAATGTGTTGACAATATAGTTTATGAATTGGCCAATCTTTTTTTTGGCATTCTATAGAGCAATATCCAATAATATTGCATTTTGAACACCAAGATATATCAATATTGCTATAGCAAACAATGCAATCAATACTTTTTTTACGGCATTTATCAATATTTTTATTTTCTAAAAGTGTATTTATCATATATTTATTTTTTTTATGTATTGCAAGATCTAATGAAACTGAGTATATTTCTCTTTTGCTAGTAATACTATTTATTTCAACATTGCATTCAAGTAATTTATTAAATACATCTATATCTTCTAACATAATAGAAGAATTTAATGCATTAATTTTAATTTTTATATCTTTATTTATTTTAATCACATCTTCATTAATGTTTGCACCATTATCAATCAATTTAATTGCAATCTCTGTACAATTATTTTCAATGGCGGTAATTAGTGGAGATAATCCACTAACATGAAGGGCATTTACATTTGCACCATTATCAATTAATAGTAATGCCATATCAGTTAATTTTCCACTAATTGCTAAATGTAATGGTAAATGGCCAACCTCATTAGGCACATTAACATCCGCGTTGTTTTTAATTAATATTTTTACAATCTCTAAATATCCCAATCCTACAGATAAATGCAAAATGGGAATAAATCCACCATTACCATCACTTATGGGGGTATCAATATTAATACCATTGGATTTAGCTGTTTTTAGCAAGCTACTTAGCCCCGATGGATTGTTAGTATTAATTGCGCCCATAATGGAACACATCGTGATTAATTTTTTAGATACTTTTTCCATATTGGTATTTTTTATACTGGTATTTTTTATACTTGTATTTTTCATATCGGTATTTTTTATATCGGTATTTTTTATACTTGGTATTTTTCAAAAGAAAGAGTTTTTACTACTTATATTATATGAATCAAATATAATTTTTCTAATTTTTTTTGATTCGACATAATCGTTTATATATAAATATATCTTTATGTTTTATTTTATGAAATTCTAATTTTTCCGCAATGGATTCTAGTTGTTTAAAAAATATAATTGGGTTTAATGGTGCATATCTTGCGCCCAATATTTCGAGCAATTGGGCAATTGCTGGTGTGGATATTTTTTGTTTTTGGTGCTTTGGATCTAATTCTATATGTTTTATTTCTATTTCATATGAGATAATTTCTAATTTAATATGCCCAATAATTTGAGAATGTAAATAAATATGAAATAAATTACTTTTGTTTTTATCAATAACAATTGATAAGTTAATAACTTGATCATAAAATTTACTTAATGCACCATCTTTAGAATTATGTGTCATATATGGTATACTTTTTGGTATAATTCCAAAATGTGGTAATGCAATATTTTTTCCAATAAAATTTACATATTCAATGCCGTGTGATTCATTTTTAATGATGGAAAATATTTCTGAAATATATGGTATTATTTTACCATCAATCTGATAAAGACTATGTAGTATTCCATATTTATAAAATCCAGAATGTTGTTCTGGGTATAATGTGGCGTTATTTAGTAATAATTGTGTACCTGACATTATATTTTCTTGAAGAGTATGTGAATCAATAATATGTTTATTTGATTTAAATTTTTCATAAGAAATACAAGTTGTATCCTCTCCTAATATATTAATTTGATTATCACCATTCATTTTATTGTCACTGTCTTTTTTTTTACTTATATGAATGGTCTCATTTTCTAAAAAAGCATATGCGATCCCTGAAGTTTTATAGACACAAATGACAGATACAAATGATACCGTTTTACCGTCTATGGTAAAAACATTATTATTTATTTGGCACATATAATCATATTCATTAATAGAATTAAACTCCTCTTGAGATTTAATAATTTCAGAGATGGTTCCAATTTGATAAGAGGCAAATTTATTCACTTTATCATTATTAAATATAAATGTATTGTTTTGCCCATATTCTATTAATTCAGAATAGGTTTTAAACTGATCTAATGCAATATTTTTACATCTATTTGCCGTATTTAAAAACATGTCATTATTTGTTTTTGTATATAATTCTTTTAATTGTTCACATAATCTATATTTTTTATAAATAATACCATCTTTCATCTTTAGGCAATTTTTGAGCTCCGCGCCTTGATTTAAAAAATTTACCGTATATCGCACACCATTTGATAAATAAAATTCATTATTTTGTATATTGCCAAATACAATATGCGCAAATGAATATCCTTCTTTTTTGGTAAAATATGGATCAAATATTTTAAATAAAGAATAATTATGATTTTCTGATATTATATACATTTTTAAATCTAACAAATTAGTATGAAATGTTGGGCTTTTAATTTTACACAATCGATAATACATTTTTAATTTATCATTTATTTTAAATCCCAATTTTAATGCAATTTTATTTGTTGGCATCATATCTCTTGTATGCATATTTTGTAATATTGGCAAATATATATTAGGATTTTTTGGAAATAACCTAGATGAATATATTTCTATTAATAATGCAATAATTGCCGTCCCAATTTGGCGCCTTTGATGCCCTTGTGTTATTCCAATTTTGATGGAAGGAAATAATTCTATTGCAGTATTTTTTATTGCAGTATTTTTTATTGTGGTATTCCCCATTGAAATATATTCTATTGCTGTATATCCAATAATTTCATTGTTTTTTAATATAATCCATATATTAAATTCCAGTGAAGATTCTAGTATTCTTTGAAATGATAATAAAGAATAAAAGTGTATTTTATGTGCATTTTGCCGGTCTAATTCAGTTGCTTTTGTTAATGGTAATAATTCTAATTTATTTTCTATAAATGAATGGCTAAATTCCGCCAAAGATGAATGAAACCCATTTGCAAACGAAGCGTATGCCATTTGTGGCAAATCTAACCCAAAATATGGAAAAATTACATGTTTTGCAATAAACATAAAATAACTATATGAAAATTGTCTATTATAATCTGCCCAACCCTCATTCTCACCAATTTGAGTCATTGCAGCCCTTCGGTTAATTTCCAATAAATAGGCCATATTATCATCTGTCAATATAATATCTGCACCAAATGTATGATAGGCGGCATCGGCCTCGCCAAATGGTTTCATACCTGCTAATACAATAGCTTTGCATATTGTTTTTATACATTGCATAAGAGATTCTTTAGTTTCTTCATTTACCGTTTTAGAGACATCTTTCCAATAATATCTCTTTACAGTATTTTTTCCCCCAGATAAATGAATTGTTTCATTTAACCAATCTCTTTTAACATATGGAGCACCGGCGGTTAATATTTTATAGTCATCAAATGCGGTACAATAGGTTATACCCCATCGAATATATACCAAAAAATAAACACGTAAATGAAATTTTTTCCCATCTATGGTTAATGGATTTGTAATATATTTTGAAATAATTGCATCTTCTTTTTTATGAATATTTAATTCTTTTAAAGCGGCGTTTAATTCTTCCTCGGATGAAATTATTTTTATTCCGGTTTGGCGACTTTTATTAATTTTTAAAACATAAATTTGAGGCTCATTATTTTCTAAAAGAAAGAGTTCTTTGACTCCTTTATTTTCTAAAAGAAAGAGATTTGCAAGAGAATTTGTATATGGTAAATATTTCATACCTAATGGGATATTATTTTGCACGGTGGTATATAATTGTGTTTTTTCAGTGATCATACGATGATTATCTAATAAATTTTTTAATGATGCATGTTGTTTTAAAAAAGAATCAGAATATGCACTTTTTCCATTTGCTTTAAATGATTTTTCATCAAATCCACCAATAGATAAATGCACATTTGGGGTTGATTTATCAACTTCTTTAAATTCACTTAATACTTTTCTTAATTGAGTATAATCCAATCCACTATCCTCCCCATTTATTGTATAGGTTAACTTGAGATCATCTTGGTTGCCTCCCAGCCTATTGCCCCGATTATGTAGCCCATTGTAATGATTATTTAGTCCATTGTAACGATTATTTAGTGCAATATATGATATAATTAATATTAATATTACAAATAATATAAATATAATACAATTAAATATCGTATTGGTCATTTTATATATTTTATAATATTTTATATTTTTTTATATTTGAATACAAATATAAAATTAGTATAATATATTAGCAAATTCACATAATATAATAACAATGGAGGATTTACACCGTGTAATGGCTATAAATGAAAGCATGAGGAGACATTTTATAGAAGATAAGACCGGATTGGTCACATTAGAAGAATCTAATAGAATGACTGTCCATTATGACATTTCAGATATTGATGGGGCGTATTTGATTCCCAAAAATTACAAAAATGGAACATTTATATCTCAAGACGAATACAATGATAAATTAAAAAAATATCAAATTATTAAAAAAATATTAGATAATGTTAATGCCACAAGCAAAAATGCAAGTAAAATTATTTTATGTGGAGGCGCTGCGCTTTGGGGGATTATTAGCGAGCCTGGATCAAATGAAGTCCCAAATGATTTTGATTTATTTATGCATGGTGGAACAACCGAAGAGAGGGATATAGTAATAGATAAAATTATTAATATATTATATGAAGAATTTAATATATTGTATATTCACCAAGTAAATGGAGTTATCACTATAGAAACGACAAAAGACACCAAAGACGAAATTCCATTTAAAGTACAAATTATTTTGAGAGATTATTTTTCTATAAGTGAAATTTTACATAGTTTTGATATTCCATGCTGTGCGGTTGCTTGGGATGGTACAACTACATATATGACTGCATTTTCGCAATGGTCAAATTTAAATAAAATAATTGTTGTTATGCCAAAATATAGAAGCCACACTTATGAATTGCGCATTATGAAATATTTTAATAAAGGATATGCGCTTTTATTACCGCACCTAGCATTGCCATCAAGCCTGGAATTATCTAATAATAAAATTATATTATCAAAAATAGAATTTGAACTTATTTCTGTAATTGATAATATGGCTATTGCAACTGTAAATATTATATCATTTAATAATATAAATATAAAATTACCAATGCGTGATGCAATTGATTATGATACAATATCATGGAAGAATTATTTTTCCATAAAATTACAAAATAATAAAGCCCCAACTTTAACTGAAATTGATAAATATTGGTTAGACATACCAATTGAGTATAAAAGAAATTGTTACTATATTATAGCTAAAAATAGTTTTATTGATAGGCATGTTGTTATAACAAAAAATAATATAAATACACATCATATTACAACAAAAGTAAAATTAAAGGTACTTATCCCTATGATTTATTATACTCAATGGATTGATAATCAGATAGAAAAAGTAATTATACATTCAGATATAGTTTCAATAAATGAGGAATTGCTCCAATCAATAATTGGGGACAAATATGAGCAATTTGCAATTGATTCTAATTTAGAAGGAATAAAACGCGATTTATCCATATTAAATGATATATTACAAAATGTAAAAAATATTACTATATATATGCTTCCAGATTTAAAAAAAAATATTATTAAATATCTTATGGATATATATCATAGTAAATCTGATGATTTATATAATTTTGAGATACCAATAAATAGAAGCATTGAGCTTACTGGATCATTAAGGCCATGTGGCCAATCTGATGAAGAATGGTATGGTAAATATTTCACTAAAGAAAAAATGCCACAAAGATATGATACAATTCAAGATTTTTTAAATACAATAAAATCCTCCTGTGGTCAAAAAATTTGTTCTATATGCCTATGTGAAATTGACCCACTTGATCCAAATACAATTGATTTAATATGTGGACATCCTTATCATTATCACAAAACTGATTTATGCATTGGAGTATATAATTGGTTAAGACCTCAATATAAACACCAACAACTTGTAAAAATACCAAATTGCCCATATTGTAGAAAAAAATTTCCAAAAAAAGATGAAAGAATCCCAATTGAAAATTAACTAAAATTTAATAACTTAACCAAAATTTAATTGGCGCAATTGGCGCAATATGTGCATTCATCAATGGTTACAAAACAATCAATGCATGCATATTCAATGGTTCCACAATTTTCACAACTATTTACTAGCATGTGATTTGATTTAATATAATTAATGCAATCTTTTTTTACTTGGCATTTTACCTCACAATTTTTATATATTATATGATTATCACAATCACCACATTTACAATTATATTCAGATTCATCTGTGCAACTCATGCATACAATAAGATCTTCATCATATAAATAACTCCTATGATCAATGCATATATAATTTCTACCACATCCCGCCCAACATGAATTTTCATCATATTCATAATTATATTCTAATTTTAATGTGTCTGAATTTGTTTTTTTTGCAATTGGTATACATACATAATTTTGACAATTTTCAATTTCGCATAGTTTTGCACATAATTTACATATTGTATTATCACAGCAGTTACATATAATTAAACAATTGTCGCATATTTTATTACGACAATATGTATTCTTACATCTATAAATTTGTATTTCATCATCTTCTTTTAATTTTACACAGTCGCACATTTGAATAAAGTATAAAATAAAGTATAAGGTATACTAAAGTATAAGGTATACTAAATTATAAGGTATAAAGTATAAAGTATAAGGTATAAAGTATAAAGTATATATTCAAATATGCCTTTACCTATTATGATTGATATATTTGGGGATATGAATTTATCTATGCAAATTTTTACATATTTATCGAGTATCGATATTTTTTATTTTACCGATATTTATTCAAAATATTGTACGTCAAGCAAAAGAATTATTCAGATGATATATTTTCCATTATATAAACAAATATTTTTATTGATCAAAATTGATATTAATATAATTAATAAATTAATGAATACTAATATAATTGATACCACTGGATTAATTAACAAATTAATTGAATTTACATATAATGCATTAAATTATCGATTTCAAAATAGATTAAAACCAAAAAATGCCAATTGTAGATATATTGTTATTACTGAGCCGGAAATAATAATTAGAAATGTATTATACAGAATATTTAAACAAGTAAATGTAAAGGTAGATAATGTCTCCCATTCTATATATAAATTATTATATGATAATAAAATGTTTTTATTATTGTCAAGATTTATATTAGATTGTATTGTAGCAAATCCATTAGAATCTATAAGCTCGTTATCAAATTATTATGGATCGCCACAAGCTATAATTTATGCAATAAGTAATAGCTATACTGATTTAACAATAAGAATGTTTAAAGATGTGTTACAACAACAAATCTGTAAAATTAGTCATTATGATTTAAATATATGTTTACAAATAAGTGTATCGACAAATAATTTGACACTATTTTCTAACATTATGGAATATGCACATCAACAAAAATTAATTATAGAAACATTATTTTTGAATCTATCAAATTCGAATCATATATTTATTTCTTCTATAAAAAAAGATATAGATAAATTAAATATAGATAAATTAAATATAAATACAATTTTTAATTGGGAATCGACAAAAGGTCGGAGTTTTGATGAATGTGATGTTATATTTGACAATTATTTATATTTGTCTTCTGAAATGATAGAATATATAGATAATTTATATTTATCAATTACTAATATGATTGAAAATAATTTAGATAAGTTTCAATATTTAAATACAATATTGCATTATTTAAATATTAATAATATTCCAATTTCAAGAATGTTGCGTTTTTATTGTGGTGAATATCAATATGTATTAGATGAATTAATAAAAACTATGAAAAATAATATATTTATTGTAATATATTTATTATACAAATATCATATAGATAAATATGAATCAAGTGAATTTATTAATTGTTTTTATGGGAGTGATAGAATAATTGATTTGCCCCAATGTATTGAGTATAATAATCCATATAGCACATTACCATTTAATTCAAAACCATTTACAAATTTTTTATTAATTTCAAAACTACTTTATATTTGAATTTATGATTTAAATATTATTTCAATATATCAATATGTCAAAAATAATTGAAAGTTTTCAAACTCATTTTTCTGTAGAAAATTATTCTTTACATGTCACTAATTTAAGGGTTAGTTCAAATATGCAATCTATGCTGATTGGGTGTTATTGCAATTTATTTAGTATCGCTAATGACGAATCAAGCCCAAATCAAGCTGGTGCATTTATAGAAATTATAAAACAATATTATGCAATAATAAATGTTCCAAAAATAGAAGAATTAAATGATCAAATAAAAGAATTACAAACACAAATAGAAAAATTAAATATTGAAATTGCTAATTTAAAAGAGAATACTTAAAAGAATATTTGAATACTTAATCATAAAAGGTATAAAATAAAAAGTATAAATGTCACGGATCCCTAGTGAGGTATTAGTGCCATACATTATGAGCCTTGGAGAATATTCTGAAGAGAGGGCAAGTGTAGTATTCAACCAATTAATGGCAATAGATGCTAAAATTGGACAATTTGTAAAAAACATTATAGAATCAATTCCAAGTGGGCTTCAATTTGATATAAAAACAATACTTATTAATTTTCTATCATTATCAATTGAAAAAAATATAATTTATTTAATTTTTGTTATTCGTTCTAATTATGAATTAATTTCAAATCAAAATAATTTATTATTTAATATTATTATGAATTTTTATATAAAAAATTTATCTGAGGATGATATTAAATTGATTCAAAATTATTCAAGTGGATTTAATATTAATATTTTTGAAATGCTTCAAGCTTTTAGGACAAAAAGTCCATCTCAAGAGTCTTTAGATGATTTTTTAGGAAATTTAACAACAAATTTAAATGTTTTTAATGCTGTAAAGGAAAATGCCGATATTGATTTAACTAAACTTCAACATAGCTATACTATATGTAATTTATGCAAAAAAGATGCAACTTCCCAATGCAGTAAATGTAAGACCACTAGATATTGCTCTAAAGAATGCCAAATTTCTGATTGGGATAGGCATAAAAAAATATGTAAACAAATATGTAAAAAAATATGTAATTGAGTATAAATATTATTTTTTTATATTGTTGCAATAAATAATAAAAATTTATTATATATATAATACAAATTTACGCTGACAAAATGGAAAATTTATTGGTAACTGGTATGATTTTATCTATGGATAAATATGGTCGGGCTAGAGTACTTATTAATAATTCATATGAAATAAATAAAATTATTACACATCTTAAACAACAAAACAATTATATAAAATTTCCATTTGATCATGAAAAAATTGATTATAATGAATCAATTTTAATTGTCACTATTAAAAAACATAAAAAATTTTGGTCGACTAAAATGGAAGAAAATAGATGTAAAATTATAACAATAGAGACAAAGCCTAGATTGTGGAATATGGGTGGGGTTAATGGGATATCCTTAGACTTGGTAGATATAAAAGAATAATTGAATACAACCTTTTATAAAAGTATATTAAGTATATCAAGTATATTAAGTATATACTCATTCTTAAATAATGGATGAATATGCGCCAAATAATAGATTAGAGTATATTTTGTATAAACATTGTGCAAAAATTGAAAAAGAAATAATTGAAAAAGAAATAATTGAAAAAGAAATAATTGAAAAAGAAATAATTGAAAAAGAAAATGCAATTAATATTTTTATTTCTAAATTTAAATTTAAAGAAAGGCATATTACAAGTTTTTTAAATATGAAAGAATTTATTATTGAGGATATAGTAAATTTAAAACCTATGTATATTACCGAAGGAAATCATGTAAGTATATGCATTATATTTAATAACGGAAATCAACATTATAATACAAGAATTGTTCAATTATATGTCAATCGTGGAATATTATACAAAAAACAAATTACTGATGGTACTCAAAATATTTTTGAGTGTGATTATGGTATAATTTCTGAATTAGGTGCGTTATCCGGTATTAGATATACATCTATTCTTGGTCGAGCCGAATTTATTAAAAAAATAATTATCTATGACAATAATGAAATTATTACACCACATAAAAATGCAAAATTATTTGATCAATGTACTTTAATGGTAAATTAACTTTAATGGTAACTTAACTTTAATGGTAAATTAACTTTAATTCAAAATAAAACAAAAATATAAAATATAAAATATAATATATAATATATAAAACTCTTTAAAAAAAATAAAATGGGTGCAAATAATTCAACATTATCAGATATATCTAAATATATGTTAAGCTCTATACATATTGAAAACAATATGAGTAACATTACTAATAAAAATGGTGAATTTCAATATTTTGTATGTAAATTGGATTTTAGTGTTTGGAGAAAAAATGATACAACATTTGATGATTTATTTAAAAAATTAAATATACCAAATAAGATAACTCCATTATCTATTTATATTGCCAAGCAACCAAATTTAAATACAGATAATATTTGGGATATGGTATTAAAAAAAATGGTATATGCGCATAAATCAGATATGTATGATTTGGGCGATTTAAATCAAGCACAAATTAAACTGATAGAAGATGAAATGGTAAAACCGCAACATTGGTCAATTCAACCATTTGATGGCCATATAGTTCTAAATACAGTCATTAGTAGAATGATATATCTGTATAATTTGATATTTGAATTTATTATTTTTTTTAACAAAAAGTTATCATGGCATCATTAGTTGATGAATTGAAATATTTGGTAGATGCCCATGTTGGCCTATTTACATCATTTACAGACCATGAAACATTTACAGTTGAGAAATTTAGTGACATGCCTCAATATAGGCAAATTGATTTATTGGGTACATATAAATTATCGATTAAAACATGGCGAGATGAATTTTTATCTAATATATTAAAGTATGATGATCAAATTAATAAGTATATTTTAGGACTGGTTTCTTACACCAATCGCAATGATGCTGTACAAGGTACATTCATAAAATACATTTTTGTCAAATACATTCAACAATGCGATTTTGCTAAAATGAATGGTGATTTAAATAAAAACACACAAAAAACATACTATCAATCAAGAATATTAACTAAATTAATTTCTGATTTATTGATCCAAATTCAATCCATTATGTCTGTGCAAAACAATAAATGCCCTAAATTTGTAGAAATTGATACAAATATTAAAAATATTATAAGCGAAATCAAAACCAATTTTGGGCATATGTCACATACATATCAAGAAATTACTATGGAAGAAGCAGATATGATTGATTCTGGAAATTTAACATCAGATGATACATATGGGATCACAAAAACTGATTCCGTTAATAGTATATTAGATAATATAACAGATTTAATTTTGATTTGGTATAATTGCAACAATTTTAGTGTAGAAGAATACCATAGGCGCGTGAAATCCATATTAAATAATGCACTTACTCAATATTTTGAAGCACAAAAACAAATCATTATTATGAAAGCTAATTCCAAAATTACAAATATGTATACTATTTTTAAAGATAAAAAACATTTATTAGAAGATTTAAAATTACCATGTGGATATCCCATTAGTTCACTCATTGATGAAGATTTTGATATTAGCAGTAATATTCATAGATTGTATTATATACATACATTTGCAATTGAATATATACATACAATTGAATGTTCACATGAGTATGGAGAAAGGGATTTTATTGAACTCATTCAATATTTCAATATTGTTGATAAATTACAATCAATGGATTTAACTATATATCAGAGTTATTTATATGAATGTGATTACAAAATTAATATATATACATATTGGAAACAATTTTTCCCAGATGTGCAATTATTTCAACATGCAATTGTTCTTGTTGCACATAAAATTCATTATGATAATTTAAATAGAGACAATTCAAATTCAGATGGTATTTCTTTTATACTATCTAGTTTTCTAGATGGTAGTTTTGATCTATCGTCTACAAAGCTAGACAATGTCAGTGATGACTCTGGCTCCAACAATGCCAGTGACAATGTCAGTGATGACAATGCCAGTGACAATGTCAGTGAAGACAATGCCAATGAAAACAGTTACAGTGAAGACAGTGACAAGTGACTCTGACAGTGAATCCTTGCCAGCAGGATGCCCACAAAAGCGTTGGTTGGATTATCATTAACTATGTGATAGCTTTGATATAATAATCACCTTTTTTAGCAAATTCTAATTCAAATGCAATATCATTCATTTTTTTTTCATATTTAAGTAGTAAAAACATTTGAATTGGGGCGTAATATGCGCGCAATAATTCCATTAGCGCAAATATGATATTTATTTCAACATTTTCTTCTTTTATAACTGGTATACTTGTCACATATATTTCATTTTCTTTTGTATGTAATTTAATGCCCCCAATTGATTGCATTGGTTGTATTGATTGCATTGATTGCATACGATCGCCATAATATATATCAACGTCATTTTTTTCTAAATTAAATTCTAAATGTATTTTTTCTATGATGGAATATTGTATTTTTTTACTTGTATATTGTACATATTTTGAAAGTGCGCCATAATTTGGATGTATTACATTTTTATGATTGGCGATTCCAAAATGTGGCAATATAATACAATCTTTTATCCACTTGTAATATTCATTTACAAAATCAGAATCAAGAATATTATTTTCATATATGGTTACAGTATTATCTATTTTACCAATTACTGGCTTATATTTTTCGCCAATTTTAATATATTTAATTAATATTGGAAATTCTAAAAAGCCAGAATTACTTTCTGGATATGGTTTTATTTCATATTCAACCAATATTTTTAAGAATTCCATAATTATTGGGTATAAACTTTCATAAGATGTACAAATGTCTAAAATAGAATCTATATCATATTTTTGGGAATCTATGTATTTTGGAGCCATTTCATTGACATTATTTAAATCTTCAGTGTATGCATTTTTTGGGGTTAATATTTTATTTTTAGAAAAAATATAAAATTTAATGACACCATTTTGCGATATATATACCACAATATAATATATAATATACATCAACTTGCCATCTAATAAATAGGGTGGATTATATTCTTCTATGTAATAATTATTAATATCATAATATTCCTCTTTTATATCATTGCTATCTAATATCATATAATTTCTATTATTTGCATCATATATTGTATATTTTTGTTTTAATGCAAGCTCATTTTTATTTTTTATTCTTTTATCAAAAATATCATATTCTTTGTTTGAATTATTTTTATATGACCATAATTTTATTAAAAATAGCCCAAATAGTATTTTGATGTCTAATGTGGATTTTAATTCCGCGCCTTGATATATAAAATTCTTACTATGTTTATTCCCCGTTGAATGTTTTATAATTGTTATATTATGTAATAAATTATATACAAAACTAACAAATTGAGAATTTGATTCGGTCATATATTTACTATCAACTAAATCAATATGATTATTTTTTTTATTTTCATATATGATTTTATATGTTAAAAATTTATGTTTTGTAATGGTATTATTTTGTGAATTATGAGTATCTGATTTTGTAATAACATACTCATAATGATTATTTTTATTTTTTATAAAATGTAATTTTTTTGCAATTGCAACAATAAATATATTATTTCTATTAATATATATTGGCTTTATAGCTAAAAGTGTAAAATGCCTCATTCGATATATTTCTAAAAATTGTGCAACCATTGCAGTTGCAATTCCGCGATTTTGAAATTCTTCTATAATGGCAACTTGCAAATAATTATTTTTATCTAATGCTAAAAAACCAATTACGATATTGTTTTTTTCTATAGAGGTTAACTGAGAAATCAAAAAAATATTTATTGGCAAACATTTATCTAAAATTGCATCATTGCTAAAAAAATGTATTTGTTTTACTTTGGCAATTTCCAATTCAGTTGCGTCCAAATATGGGATGAATATACATTTATTAGCTCCTGTCAATATTGGTGCAAATGGGGTTAATGTACCGTCTCCAATAAATTCCGCATCATATATAGGGGGTCTAGTAATGCCAAACAATGGAAATGCCATTTGGTTTAAAATAAAAGAAAAAAATTGATTAGAAAAATATTTATTATATTTATCCCAATCTATATGATTTCCATATTCTCCAAATCCAGGCTTACTATTGATTTCTAATAAATATGGATGATAATCATCTGTGATCATAATATCTAATCCATATATATGATATCCAGTATAACTTTCAGAAAAATGTTGTATATTTGCAATAGTCATTGCCATTGCAATTACTTTATTGCATGTATTCAGATTATTTTCTATTGTGTGAAAATGATTGGGGTATTCTTTTTGCAAATCTTCAGGGTAATTATATAATTTTTCAGTATTATGGCCTCCAGATAAATGTATTTTGTCATTTAGCCAATTACCCACAATATATGGCAATTTTGCAGTTAATATTCTATATTGTTTATAAAATGAACATCTTGTAATTCCAGAAATAACACTTAATAAAAAATAAACCCTCAAATGAAATTTTTTACCTTCAATTAATAATGGATTGGTTATATATTCTGATATCATCATACCATATGATGGTTTTACTTTTTTTATGTTTGCTCTTTCTAATTCAAATTTACGTAATGTTTCTTTTGCATCATAATATTCTTTTTTTGAATGAACAATAATAACACCTTTTTGTTTCTCAGAATGATCTTTTTTTAATATTAATGTTATGTCTTTAGGAAAAGATATTTCAATTTCTTTATTGGTATAATTTTTGGGTAAATATTTTATCCCATTAGGGATTAATTTTTTGATCGTATCATATAATTGAGATTTATTTATTAAATGATTTGAATTCCCTAATGTATTTTTAATGGCGGTTTTTTGTGTAAAAAATGCAGGATCATAATGCCATTTTTTAAACAATTTACCATTAACCATAAAATCTCCAAATGTCCCAAATGATATATGTACTTTTTCAGTTACGGGTTTCTCTACAAATTGAATACCATTACTTATACACTCTTGTAATATCTTGCGCAATTGCGAATAATCTAACCCATTACCCTCCCCCGATATTGTATAAGTCATTGCATAGACGTCGCCGTCACTAGCGTAGACGTTGCTCTCACTGCTGTCACTAGCGTAGACGTCGCTGTCACTGCTGTCACTAGCGTAGACGTCGCTCTCACTGCGGTCACTAGCGTAGACGTCGCTCTCACTGCGTAGAGGTTGCTTTTTTGAATAGTGTAGAGATTGATTTTTTAAATGGTTGGTTTTGCTGTGTAGAGATTGATTTTTGGAATAGTGGTTTTTGCCATGTGGAGATTTTGTATAACTTCCACCATATTTATAATCATAATGAGTATTAGAGATAATAAAACATATAGTAAGTATTAATATAATAAATAATATAAATACAATTGCCAATTTTAATGGTGGCATTATTTTCTATATTATTATAAATGTAAAATATTATCTTAATATTAAATGCAATAACTGCTGTTAAATACAATAACTGTTGTTAAATGCAATAACTGTTGTTAAATGCAATAACTGTTGTTAAATGTAGTCACATATAGTAACTGTATTGTCTTCCAAAATTTTAAATGGTTTTCCACATCCATATATTAGATCATTTTTTTTTAATTCTGTGCATGCAATTTTATTTAAATGTGGATCTATTTGTTTCCCATTTTTTTTATATATCCCACATCTAAATATGCGACAATTTAATTCTAATATTTCAATATATTGTCCACAATGTGGGCATGTTATAATCATAATTTGTAGCCAATGTTTAATTTGTAGTCAATGTTTGATTGTAGTCAATGTTTGATTGTAGTCAATGTTTGATTGTAGTCAATGTTTAATTGTATTAAATGTTTAATTGTAGTCAATGTTTAATTTGTAGTCAATGTTTAATTGCATGCATTATATATACATTCTTTTAACATTTTTTGATATAATAATCTTCTTTAGCGAAAGTAGTTTTTGCAAATTCTAATTCAAATGCAATTTCATCCATTTCTTTTTTATGTTTTAATATTATATTATGTGGGATTACTAATGATACAATGATAGGGGAATAATATGCACTTAATTTTTGCATCAAAATAAATATTACATTTATTAAAATATTTATATCTATCATATTGACATCTATCACACTTATAATATTTTGTTGTACATTTAATCCAATGACTATATGCTTTAAACTTGAATTTGCGCCAATAGTGGCGGTTGCTTTTGTTCGATCATGATTAAATTCTATATGTATTTTTTCTATAATGGAATATTGAATTTTTGTACTAATAGTTGTTGCGATTATTTTGCCATAAATTGGATAAATTTTTTTACCACTATGTAATCCAAAATGTGGTAATATTACACACTTTTTAAGCCATTGATAATATTCATCAATAAACTCATCACTTAAAATATTACTTAGTCTTTTATAAATTCCATTATAATTAAAAAATTTATGTATAATTGGGATATAATTACCATGTTTTTTTATAAATTTTATATATATATTACATTCTAAAAAACCAGAATTACTTTCCGCATATGTCGTAATATTTAATGTTGATATATCCATGCATATTTGTTGTAATGTTTCTTGCAAAGATTCATTTGATGGCAAATCTGATGGGTATGGATGTATTTTTTCAGTATTCATTGGACTTGGTAAATATACATGTAAATCATTTAATTTATGTATATCATATTTATCCTTTGCGGTAATTATTGTATTTTTTGGAAAAATATAAAATTGTATTATTTCATTTTTAGAAATATAAATAACTAAATAAAATCGAATACACATTAATTTTTCATCTATTAAATAGGGTGGGTAATATTCCTCTATTAAGTAATTGGGATCAGTTAGATCATGTTCAGTTATATCATGTTTTAAATGTATTTTATGATTACTATAATCATAACTTATATATTTAAGATTGGGGTCTAAATATTGCGCCCTTGTGTCTAAATATTGCGCTTTTGTGTCTAGCATTTTCTTTTTAAATTGATAAATATTAAATAAAAATGGAGCATTTAATGTTGATTTTAATTCCGCACCTTGATATATAAACTCGCTATTATATTTGCTACCAGTTGAATTTTTTTTTATTACTGCATCCATCACCAAATAATATATAAAACTTACAAATTGTGAATTTGATTGTTTCATATATTTATCCAAATTCAATATTGAATTATTATTTATTTTATAGGTTAAATAATGATGATTATCATGGGTTTCTTTTTTTAAATGCGATATTTTGTCATGTATTTTTCGCATAAAAACATTATTTGTTGAAATTGTTGGAATGGGATCTTTGTGAATTATATTTACAAATTGAAAAATTTCTAATAATTGTGCGACCATTGCGGTTGCAATTCCTCGATTTTGATATTCTTTGGCAATTGCAACACATATTTTATGATGCGCATTAACAACAATATAACCAATTATGACACTGCCACTGTGTAGAGTTTGATTTTTTTCACCACTGTGTAAAGGTTGTGTAGTTTTAGCAATTAAAAAAATATGATTTGGATTGCAATCTTTAACCATAGAATGAAACATTGCGCCTTTATGAAAAAAGTGTATTTGTTCAGCTTGTTTTATTTCATTCTCTGTAGATGAGTATAATGGGATTAAAAAACATTTATTGTGCCCAGTTAATATATTTGCATATGGAGTTAATGTTCCATTACCTATAAACTCCGCATCGTATATAGGTGGCCTAGAAATTCCCAATGTTGGGAATACAGTAGAGTGTAAAATAAAAGAAAATAATTGATATGAAAAATATTTTACATATTTGGCATCATATCCCTTTTCACTATCGCCCATCTGAGTATATCCAGGTTTGCTATTTATTTCTAATAAATAGGGGTGATAATCATCGGTGATCATAATATCCGCACCATATAAATGATATCCAGCATAACTTTCCGGATAGTTTTTGACATTTGCCATTGTCATTGCCATTGCAATTGTTTTATTACATGCATTTAAATTTTTTTCTATTGTATCAATATCATATCCATATTTTTTAAAATCTTCCGGAAAATGATATAATTGTGTTGTATGGTGACCACCCGTTAAATGTATTTTATCATTTAAATAATCATCATTTTTATATAAATGTTCCGCAGTTCGGACTCTATATATTGGAAACACTGAACATTTTGTTATCCCAGAAATAACACTTAATAGAAAAAGAATTCTTAAATGAAATTTTTTACCATCAATTAATAATGGATTAGTGATATATTCAGATGCCACTGCCGTCATAATATACCCATCTCCTTTATTTGCACCATTATCACTTTTTATACCTAATTCTTTTATTGCTTTCATACACTCTTCTTTAGATAATACAATTCGAATTGCTTGTTGTTGTGGGACATTATCTTTTTTAACAATTAATGGATATTTTATTGTGCCGGCATGAAACGCTTGGGTTAATTCTTGTGAATTGTAACTTTTTGGCAAATATTTAATTCCATTTGGGATTAAACGCTTTATTGTATCATATAATTCTGATTTATTAATTAATTGATGATGCTCACCTAATGTATTCTTGATTGCGGTTTTTTGCTTAAAAAATAATGGATCATAATTCCATCGTTTGACTTCACCTTTTACAACTGCATTATTTTTAAAAGTGCCAAATGATATATGTGCTTTTTCAGTTACTGGAACCTCTACAAACGTAATTTCATTTTGTTCTCCAATTTCTTTAAATAATTGTCTTAATTGTGAAAAATCTAATCCGTTGTCTTCCCCGGAAATGGTATAACTCATTGTATAGAGATGGTGTTTATTCTCAAAAGTTTTTTGATGTTTAGACTCAGATGTGCCACCATGTTTACTGCAATTATGTTTACTTAAAACAATAAAGCATATAATGAGTATTAATATAATAAATAATATAAATATTATCACTGTTGATATCATCATAATATATTTATATAAATTTAACATTTCTGAATATAAATTTAACATTTCTGAATATAAATTTAACATTTCTGAATATAAATTTAACATTTCTGAATATAAATTTAACATTTCTGAATATAAATTTAACATTTCTGAATATAAATTTATATAAATTTAACATTTCTGAATATAAATTTATATAAATCTATCAAAAATAAAACAGTTAAGATGCAAAAATAAGTTTACATGGTCGTTTAAATGCATTATTTTGTTTTACAAAATTTAATGTTTTTATAATTGATTTATAGTTTTTGCTTAATTTAATATCTATTAATATTGTTGGATTTATTGGCGCATATCGAGCACTTAATATTTGCATTAATTTTAATATTGATTCAATATAATATGCGTGATTTGTTTCTATATTTAATAAATTAATTTCAGTTCCAATTATATCTATTTCTATATGACCAATTTTTTTATCTATTTTAAATATATCAAATGTATTTACTTTTTTGCTTATTTGTAGATACAAATCATTTACATGTGTAGATGGGATCCCAAAATGTGGAAAAATAATTGTATCAAATGCATATTTAAGATGATTTTTTAATAAATTTATATTAAAAATTTCTTCAATCATTGGTATTGCTTTTCCACTTATATCATCTAATGAGTAATCCATAAAAATTCCAAATATTCTAAATCCAGCATTTTGTTCAGCATATAATGATATATTAGCATTTAAAATTATTTGGATAGCGGTATTTATATTATTATGAAATAATTTCATATCTATTTTATCCTCAATAGAATCAAACTCAATATCTGACCATTCAGATAAAATATGTATTTTTTCATTAAAAAAATCAGAGTGTATATATGAAGACTTTGTTGTTTTTATTGTGGTTTTTTGGATATAATATTTAATATTTGAATACTTTTCATTATTTGACTCGTTTGAATGGATGTTATTGCTCATTACATACACAAAAACATTTGTTATTGTTTTTATTTTTTTTTCATTTAATAAAAGAGGCTTTGGTTGCATTTTTATAATATAGTCAAACCCACTTAATTGCGATAAATTTTTTATGGGCAAATTAGAAGCATTTGATACAATATTGCCATTAATAATAAAGTGATCCGCATTTAATCTCATAATATTATTTGCGCAATAGGATAATAATTCATCTAATGATTTAAAATGTGATATTGGCAATACTGCAAATTTAATTGCATCCGCATTTGATAATTGAATTAAATTTTGTTTTGCAAATATATTCCCATCTATTTTAAATATATTTTTTAATTCTGCGCCTTGTTTCAAAAAATTATGAGAATAATTTGTCCCCGTTGATAAAAAATGCTCATAAGAATCATTTGCAATCCCCAATGATATATGAACAAATGGATATAATTTTTTTTCAATAAAAAAATTATTAATATTAGTCAAACCACTTAAATCAAATTCTGAACTTATGTATAATTTAGTATCAAATAATATATTATTTTTTGGGCTATTTACTTTGCACAATCTAAAATATCTATTATGCTCAATATTAAAATTTAATCTTTTACATATTTTATTTATTGGATGATCCACTTTTGAAAAAAAGTGTTTATTTTTAAATACTGGAAAATAAATATATGGGTTTTTTGGATATACTCTTGAGGCATAAATCTCAATAATAAGAGCAACTACTGCGGTTGCAATATTTCGCCGTTGAAACTCTGGAGAAATACCAATCATAATTGATGTATCGCCATTTGTTTTCCCCGAGTCAGTTTTCAACCCCGAGTCAGTTTTTAACCCTATGTAGCCAATAACTGCATTATTTTTATATACCAACCAAATGCATTTAGTAAATTCCAATAATTTATGAAATGATAATAAATTATGAAAATGTATTTTATGCGCATCTTGTATAGCATGTTTATCAACAATCTCTATTGGTAATAATTCTAAATGCTCACCAATAAATATTTTACTAAAACTCGCCAATGAAGAATGAAATCCATTTGCCATCATTGCTAATACACCATTAGGCCTTATACACTGTGAAAGCCCAAAATATGGGAAAATTACATGCTTTGCAATAAATGAAAACAATTTATATGAAAATTTTTTATTATATTCCGGCCAACCATCTTTGTTGCCATATGGCAATAATCCAGGCCTTCTATTAATTTCTAATAAGTATGCTTTATTATCATCTGTGATCATAATATCCGCTCCAAATAAATGATATCCAGAATCGGCCTCTTCGAATGGTCGCATCCCAACTGCGGTCATTGCATTACACACATGTTTTTTGCAATCTTCAAATGCTAACATCGATTCTTTATTAAGAATGGCATTAATGTCAATATTATACCTATACGCATCCGTATATCTTAATTCTTCTATAAACCCAGAAATATGTATTCTGGTGTTTGAATACTCAGATTGTTTATAATCATCTATTGCACAGCATGGTCTATATTCATCAAATGCTACGCAATATGTAATTCCCCATCGAATATATAAAAGAAAGTATGTTCTAATATGAAATTTTTTGCCATTTAATAATAATGGGTTATTAATATATTCAGATAATATATATTCATTAGTGGGTATTCTAGACTCAGTATTTGAGCCAGACCCATTATTCACCCCAGATAATGCCCTCAACCCTAAAGATAGATCAGCTTTAGATGCTACCATATAAATACCCATTTGTCTTCCAGCATTTTGTTTTTTAAGTACATATATGCCATTTGTATATTCTTCTGGTGATATTGTTTTAGGTAGATATTTTAAACCAGATGGGTAATAATTTTGCATAGTTGTATATAATTGTGTTTTATCAGTTAACATTCTATGTTTATCTAATAAATTTTTAAGTGTTGCATGTTGAGATAAAAAAAGTGGATTGTATGCACTTTTTTTCTTTTCTAAATAACTTTTTTCATCAAATCCACCAATAGATAAATGGACTGATTTAGTATCTTTTGTAACTTCTACAAATGCAATTTTATTATTTAAAATTGATTGACTATTATTTAATACTAATCTCAATTGTGAATAATCTAAACCACTATCTTCTCCAATAATGCAATATGTAAGAGATGATTTAATATCATCTTTATTTCCACCAATGGAATAAATTGAACTTTGAGCAATTTTTCCAGAATTGGGATAAATTGAACTTTGGGCAGAATTGCATATTATAAAGCATATTATAAGAATCAATATAATAAATAATATAAATATTATTGCAATTGGCATATTTAAAAATACCTTTTTATACTTAAATATATTTATATGTATTTAACATTTTTTTATATAATAATCATCTTTTTTTGCAAATTCTAATTCAAATGCAATATCATCATTTTTTTTCTCATATTTTAGCAATAAAAACATTTGGATTGGCGCATAATATGCGCGTAATAATTCCATTAACATAAATATTATATTTATTTCAATGGAATTATCTATGCTTGTATGTATTTCATTAACATATATTTCATTATATTTTATATATAATTTAATTGTATTTATCGTATTAGAATTATAGACTACCACTTCAGTTTTTTCTGAATTAAATTCTAAATGTATTTTTTCTATAATGGAATATTGTATTTTTTTAGTTGTATAATGTATATATTTTGACAATGTGCCATAATTTGGTTGTATAATATTCTTATAAGGAGCAATTCCAAAATGTGGCAATATGACACAATCTCTTATCCATTTATAATATTCATTTACAAAATTGGAATCAAGAATATTATTTTGTCTTAAATTTACAATATTATCTATTTTACCAATTACTGGCTCATATTTATCACCTTTTTTAATATACTTAATATATAATGGAAATTCTAAAAAGCCAGAATTACTTTCTGGATATGGCTTTATTTCATATTGAACTAATAATTCTAAAAATGATATAATTATTGGATATAAACTTTCATAAGATGGACAAACCTCAGATATAGAATTTATATCATATTTTTTTAATGTGTCTATATATTTTGGAACCATTTCATTGATGTTATTTAAATCTTCAGCGTATGCATTTTTTGGTGTTAATATAATATATTTAGAAAATATATAGAATTTAATTATACCATTTTTTGTTATATATGCTACAATATGATACAGAATATACATTAATTTACCATCTAATAAATATGGGGGGTTATATTCTTCTATGAAATAATTATTAATATCATAATACTCTTCTTTTATTTCACTACTATCTAATATCATATAATTTCGTTTATTTACATCATATATTGTATATCTCTGTGGAATAATTTTGTTTTTTAATATTAATTGTTCTTTATTTTTTATCCTTTTATCAAAAATATCAGATTCTATTTTTATATCATGTTTATATACCCACAATTTTACTAAAAATAAGCCAAATAATATTTTTATATCTAATGTTGATTTTAATTCTGCACCTTGATATATAAAATTTTTACTGTGTTTATTCCCTGTTGAATGTTTAATAATTGCCGTATTATGTATTAAATTATATACAAAACTAACAAATTGAGAATTTGATTCTATCATACATTTATCATTAACTAAATTGATATGGCCATTTTTATTTTCATATATAATTTTATATGTTAATTTATGTTTTGTAAAAATATTATTTTGCGTAATATGTTTAGATAGCATATTATCTAATTTTGCAATATTATACTCATAATGATTATCTTTATTTTTTATAAAATGCAATTTTTTTGCAATTGCAATCATAAACATATTATTTCTATTAATATATATTGAGCTTGCAATATTAGTAAAATGCCTCATTCGATATATTTCTAAAAATTGCGCAATCATTGCTGTTGCAATTCCTCGATTTTGAAATTCTTCTATAATAGCAACTTGCAAATAATTTTTTTGATTCAATACTAAAAAACCAATTATGTTGGTTTTATTGGTCTCATATATAGGAGCTAAAGACTGAGAAATTAAAAAAATATTACAATGCATGCATGTATCTAAAAGTTCATTATTAAAAAAATGAATTTGCTTTAATTTATCAATTTCTTCAGAAGTTGCATTTAAATATGGTATTAACATATATTTATTATTACCAGTTAATATATTTGCAAATGGCGTTAATGTCCCATTTCCAATAAATTCAGCATTATGGGTAAAAGGCCTAACAATTCCAAATAGTGGAAAGATGGTAGAATTTAAAATAAAAGAAAAAAATTTATTAGAAAAATATTTATTATATTCATCCCACTCTGCATTATTTCCATATTCGCCAAACCCAGGCTTAGCATTTATTTCTAATAAATATGGGTAGTAATCATCTGTTAATATTATATCGGCTCCATATATATGATACCCAGCATAACTTTCAGGATAATTTTGTATATTAGCAATAACCATTGCCATACATATTGTTTTATTACACGCATTTAAATTTTTTTCTATTATGTCAAAATGATCAGGATATTCTTTTTGTAAATCATCTGGATAATAATATAATTTTTTGCTATTATGGCCACCAGATAAATGAATTTCTTCATTATACCAATCATCTTTTATGTATGGTAATTTTGCGGTTCTTATTCTATAAATTGGAAAAACATGGCATCTTATAATGCCAGATATAACACTTAATAAAAAAGAAACTCGCAAATGAAATTTTTTGCCCTCAAGTAATAATGGATTTGTTATATATTCAGAAATCATAATATTGTATGATGGTTTTATATTTTTTTTATTTGCTCTCTCTAATTCAAGTTTGTATAGTTTTTCTTTTGCACTATAATATTCTTTTTCTGAATGAACAATAATAACACCTTTTTGTTGTTCAGAGTTATCTTTTTTAAGAATTAAGGGAAACAACCCTTTTGAAAAAAGGTCTGATTCCGACAATTGATGCTCTATTTTTTCTATTGTATAACATTTGGGAAAATATTTAATGCCATTTGGTATTAATTTTTTAATAGTATCATATAATTGAGATTTATTTATTAAATGTCCGGAATTTCCCAATGTATTTTTAATTGCGGATTTTTGTTTAAAAAATGCTGGATCATAATGCCAATCTTTACTTAATTTGCCGTGAATTATAAAATCCCCAAAAGTCCCAAATGATATATGCACTTTTTCAGCTATGGGCTTTTCTATAAATGTAACCCCATATTTTTTTGCATCTGATAATAATTGTCTCAATTGTGAAAAATCTAATCCATTTTTTTCACCTGAAATTGTATATGTCATACGATTGCATACGGTCACAGACGTCGGCAATATTGTTTTAGAAATTCCACCATATTTATTATTATATTTTACAAACTGAATAATAAAGCATATAATAAGTATTAATATAATAAATAATATAAATACTATCGCAATAGATATCATTTTATATTTATATATATTTAACATTTTTTTATATAATAATCCTCTTTTTTTGCAAATTCTAATTCAAATGCAATATCATCCATTTTTTTCTCATATTTTAGTAATAAAAACATTTGTATTGGGGCATAATATGCTCGTAATAATTCCATCAACATAAATATTACATTTATTTCAATATTTTCTTCTTTAATGATTGGAATACTTGTAACATAAATTTCATTTTGTTTTATATGTAATTTAATATGGCCGGCACTATGGTCGTCATAATATATATTTACTTGGGTTTTTTCTGAATTAAATTCTAAATAAATTTTTTCCAATATAGAATATTGTATTTTTGGATTGTAATGCATATATTTTGATAATGTGCCATAATTTGGCGGTATTATATGTTTGTGACTGGCAATTCCAAAATGTGGAAATATTACACAATCTCTTGCCCATTTATAATATTCTGTTATAAAAATCTCATCCATAAAATTTCCTTTTCTTATTTGAGAATAATTTGTAATACTATGAATAATAGGTAAATATTTATCATTGTTTTTTATAAATCTAATATTTATTGAAAATTCTAAAAATCCAGAATTACTTTCCGCATATGGTTTAATATCATATTTAGATAATATTTTAAAAAAGTTAATAATTGTTTCATATAATATACTTTTACTTGATTTTACATCATTTAATATTTTTTCAAGATTATAATGTTTTTCGGTGTGTACATATTTTGTATAATTTTCATCTAAATTATATTCATTTTCATTATATTTATCTTTGGGAGTTGTTATTATATTTTTTGGAAAAATGTAATATTTAATAACACCATTTTTAGGCATGTATATTATAATATAAAAGATTATACTTATTATTTTTTCATCTATTAAATAGGGGGGCTGGTATTCTTCTATTAAATATTGACTTATATCATAATATTCGTCTTTTATATCTTTTGCATATAATAATTCAGGTAAATAATGTAAATCATTTTTATTATATACATAATATTTACTATGTGAGTTAATCTGAGTTTGATTTTCTATCTTTTTAAGTAAAAAATTAAATTTTGGCTCAATTGTATTAGCATATGCCCATATTTTAAATAATAGAACACTATATAATATTTTTATATCTAATGTTGATTTTAATTCTGCGCCTTGATATATAAAATCTTTAGTATACCTAGACCCAGTTGATTGTTTTAGTTCTTTTTGTTTATTATCAAATAAATTATAAACAAAACTAACAAATTGACAATTTGATTGCGTTATATATTTGTCAATAACTAAATTTATATCTGCATTATTTCCATAAATTTTATATGTTAACAATTTATTAGTTAAATTAGTTAATGATTTATTATATGTGTGTTTTTTTAGAAAATTAGATACAAAATGATTGCTTTTCTTAATAAAATGTAATTTTTGCGCAATGGAAATCATAAAATGATTTCTATTTTTAATGTATGCATTTTTTGTTTCTGTGGTAAAACTTCTTGCATGATATAGCTCTAAAAATTGCGCAATCATTGCGGTTGCAATCCCACGATTTTGAAATTCTTCCATAATAAATATTTTTATAAAATGTTCATTATCTAAAACTAAATACCCAATAATGGTTGAATTGGCATAACTAATTAAAAAAATATTAATAAATTGGCAAGTCTCTATAATATTAGAAAATAATATACTTTTATTAAAAAATTTAATATTTTTAGCATCTGCGATTTCATTGCTAGTTGCATTTAAATATGGGATTAAAAAACACTTATTATGCCCAGTTAATATATTTGCATATGGTGTTAATGTTCCTTCCCCAATAAATTCACCATCATATAAAAGCGATCTAGTAATTCCAAAATATGGGAATATTGTAGAATTTAATATAAAAGAAAATAATTCATAAGAAAAAAATGTTATAAATTTTTGTTTGTCAATATTGGTTGTATTACTATCAAATCCAGGCTTGCTATTTATTTCCAATAAATATGGGTGATAGTCATCTGTGATCATTATATCCGCACCATATAAATGAAATCCAGCATAACTTTCTGGATAATTTTTTACATTTGCCATTGTCATTGCCATACATATAGTTTTATTACATGCATTTAAATTTTTTTCTATTATATGTAAGTAATCAGGGTATTCTTTTTGCAAATCATCTGGATAGTAATATAATTTTTCAGTATTATGACCTCCAGATAAATGAATTTCTTCATTATACCAATCATCTTTTATGTATGAATTTTTTGCAGTTCGTATTCTATATATTGAAAAAGCATTGCATCTAGTTATCCCAGATATAACACTTAATAAAAAATGAATACGTAAATGAAATTTTTTGCCATCAATCAATAATGGATTGGTTATATACTCAGATATCATTGCATCTCCGAGACTCTTTGTGGCATTGCCTTTATTGATTTTTATATCTAAATCTTTTATTGCTTTATAATAATCTTCTTTAGATAATACAATTTTAATTGCTTGTTGCTTTGGGACATTATCTTTTTTAACAATTAATGGAAATTTTATTGTATCCCATTTTATATTATGTAGTTCAGATACATCATAGCATTTTGGCAAATATTTAATACCATTAGGGATTAATTTTTTAATTGTATCATATAATTCAGATTTATTAATTAATTGATGATGTTCACCCAATGTATTTTTAATTGCGGTCTTCTGTTTAAAAAATAATGGATCATAATTCCATCTCTTAGTCTCGCCTTTTACGACTGCATCATTTTTAAATGTGCCAAAAGATATATGCGCATTTTCTGTAACTGGGACTTCTATAAATGAAATATTATATTTACTACTGGCATCTTTAAATAATTGACGCAATTGTGAAAAATCTAATCCATTATCCTCTCCAGAGATAGTAAAATATAATTTAGGGTGCTTAATATGTGAAGAATCTTTAGTCTCATAAATTCCACCATATTTGCATGATATATTAGCAATGTCTACACAATGGCATATAATAAAACATATAATGAGTATTAATATAATAAATAATATAAATATTGTAAAAATCATTTATTCTATATATTATAAATTATTTAACATTTTTTATATAATAATCCTCTTTTTTTGCAAATTCTAACAATAAATTACACTATAGAAAATGATTTATGAATATATTTTTAATGGGAAATTAAGTATCAATAAATGATGGTAATAGTTTTACGGAGCAAATAAATATGCCGTTCTATATTTTTATATTTGAATATCATAAATGTTATAAATATATATATCAATAATTTAAGCGATTTTCAAATAAATATGTCTGAAGTGATTATTGCAAAAGAAAGCGCAATTGAGGCAAAAGAAAGCGCAATTGAGGCAAAAGAAAGTGCAATTGAGGCCAAAGTCGCAATTGAGGCAAAAGAAGATATTCACCCAGCCATACAATACATTTATGATAGTTGCAAACAATTTATGGCTATTAATCCAAAAAGACTTAATTTTGATATTGAAATTCCGGTGAAAAAGATAGATGGTATTCAAGTTGAAATCTTTTTGAGATTTAAACTCTATAGTATAGATTGTTATTTATGTGTACATAGTTATATGATTTGTAATAATGGAGATAATAATGAAGATAATAATGAAGATAATAATTTACGTACATACTTTAAAGAAAATTTATTATATACATATGGTAATTCATTAACACTGACAGAATCTAAGCTAATAGAATACACTATAGATAACATTACAGAAATTTATAATAAGTGTAATGCTATATTGCCAAAATTACAATTTAATAGATTAACTGGTGAAATGTATAAAAATGATATCGATGCTAAAGGTCTTCAATTTGGGCTTTTAAAATTAAAAGGCTTAGAGGCTTGGACTTCTGATTTAGAAAATAATGATAATTTGGATGTTATGTATAAGACATGCCCAGTTTGTTTTGAAATTACAAAGACTAGAACTAATTGCAAACATCCATTATGTATTGTATGTTGGGAAGGAATTTGCTGGGCAAATTCTTTAGCGGATACTCATATATGCCCAACTTGTAAAGAAGAATTAAATGACCATTCTCATATTCTTGATAGGATTTTTAGAGAAAGAGATTCTGATAGTGGTGATGAAGGCGATGAAGATGATGAAGACGATGAAGAAGATGAAAACTGGGTCTGTGAAGACTGCAAAGGCAATGACTGCAAAGGCGATGACTGCAACGCTCGCAACGGCGAAAACTGCAACGCTCGCAACAGTGAAGACTGCAACGGTGAAGCCTAAAAAAAAATAAAGTTGTTATTATAATGCAAACGCAAACGCAAACGTAAAAGCAATTTTATTCAACGGTATTATTTCTAACAATTTCATTTATTTTTGTTGCAAAATGATCGTCATCATTTAGAGATATTAAATCACTTACCGTTAATAATTGATCTTGCATAAGTTGTTCGATGGATTTACCCCCCATTGAATAATTATGTGTGGAAAAATACGTAGAGATAAATTCTTGTTTTTTTTCCGACATTTGAGTAAATTTATCATATGATATAAAATATTGAGAATTAATATCAAATATTGATCTATTATTATAATATACTTTAAATATTGGAGCCAATCGTTGATATGAATAATAATCAATGCTTTCTAATGCGGTCAATGGTAATATTCCACAATTATAAAATTTAATAATATAATACATCATATGCACATACTCATATGTGGGGTTATTCCTTGGGCGACCATCAATATTTTGTGCAATTCGATATGCAAATGATTCAACCCCATCTTCAATTTTTCCATCTTTAATAAATGATCTTAAAAATTCAAAACCTAAATGCATTGGTATATAATATATTTTATCTTTATCATAATTTGAAATCTTACGCTGTAAATAATTTTTTACATTTTCACTATCATCAGTTTCAATTGGGCATTTAAATATCTTTGCTAAATTGGCCAAAAGCCTTAATAAATTGTCAATTTCACCATCTTGCAATTCATACATAAGAGAATTTCCACTTTCATCTTTTCCAAACAAAATGTGATACCATATAGTATGTTCAAATAATTGAGACATTGTTTTTGATTTGGTGCTATTAAGTATCAATATACTTATATATAATTATTAATTCAAATATAAATTATTTTTATAGTATTTTTTCTATATTTGAATTTATCTATATCAAGATAAAAAAATATGCAGTTTAATAAAAAATGTGTAACATTAGAGCATTACAAGCAATTAAGCCATGCTCTTTTTTGCGATGATGAGTTTAAGTCTAAAATCGAACTTGCCCCCAATGTAAAAGAGGCAATTAAACTATTTAACGAATTAGATATCCCAGATAAAATAGTATTAAAAGTGATTAAACAAATATCACAGTATAAATTTTATATAAGCCCAAATATATATTTAAACAATTTAAATCTTATACAATTTTTTCATTGTGTTGAATATAATTCTAGTTCAAAAACATTTGAATATAATTCTAGTTCAAAAACATTTGAATATAAATATAATATATTTTACAATTACGCTCTTGATAAATATGATACTAGTTTAAATATTCCTTCCATATATTTAAAATGTTTTGGTGGTGGAATGCCAAGAGGGGTTGATGGGAATGATTTTAGATTGTTATCAATAGAACATTTTGAAATATGGCTAAAAATTTTAGAAAAAGATTATGTTTCCGGATCGAGAACATTTGCTAAATATAAAGATTCATATACTTCTGAATACCACAATGCAAAAATTATGAGAAAGAATGATACTGAATGTGATGAATATAATGAATATTTAAATGAAGGTAATACATTTATGCCACATAAATCATTATATTTACACCAACAAAAAAAATTAAATTTACTATTACAAGAAAAAGAGCAAGAGATTAAAAAATTAAAACAATATATTCGAGACTCTGGGATATAAAATTTCAGGTTATTCATTTCCAGGTTATTCATTTCCAGGTTATTCATTTCCAGGTTATTCATTTAATAAATTATCTCCATATCCGGAATCTTTTATTAGTTTTACAGTATTAGATTTCATTGTATGCGTAATTTCTTCATCAAAATGTTCTTTTTTTACCACTTTAATAATTTGAATGATAATAGGAAACACTATAGAATCTATTTTATTTGCCTCAAATACTTCACTTATAAATGATCTATATCCAGTTACGCCTAATAATGTACACCATTTAATTTCAGAATTATACTTTAAAATAATTTTTTGATATAAAAATTCTATTGCATCCATTGCCATATCTACATCCTCAGACTTTAGCAAATCTACACAAATTAGACAAAATAAACCAGTAAATAATTTATTTTTTTGCCCATATCTTGAAAATGTACTTTCATGTAGCAATGGAATGCATTTATCATATGGCTCCGTATCCAAAATGCGATATTTATGATATTTAAACATATAAATAACAATTCCATATAATATTGAATTTAAATATGTTTTATTCATTTTTTTTGATTTTGGCAATGTAGCTTGTAAATCTGTTAATTGTTTATATAATAATTCAATATAATCGTCATTTCTACTATTATATAATTCAATATGAACATTATTATTATCAACATGACTTATTTTGCTAAATGTACTCTTAAATGCCGTAAATGTAAAATTGTGATAATCAGTTGCATTATAATATAACATAAATATAGAATGAATTGCATCCACCTCAATAAATTTATTTATAATACCATGATCAAAGATAAATAATGGTAAATTTTTGCCATGGATAAAATAAAAATATTGAATAATATTATCTTTAAAAATATCATTAATACATGTTTTTGCATTTTTTGGCAATTTTACATTTTCATGTAATTTTAGTTTTTCGCAAATTTGATCATTTAATAATTCAAGATCGGTGATATCAACTGCAAAATAACTAAGTAATATATATATCATATATTTATATTTTGGCCATAAATATTCAGAATCAATACGGCGCATAATTGCTAAAATTGGCATATTTAATACTTTTGTTAATATACATAATAATACAGTAATATTATTATAATATGTATTAATATGCCCATATATATAATTATTTGGCCATATTGATGGCGGGCTTAATGTTTTATTAATTGTATTAAAAATTAAATCAATAATATTAGAAATATATGGATTTTCATATTTAACATCAACTAAATTCCATTTATTAGATGTAAATTCATCTTGTATAATGTGCATATTTTTTGATAAATCATTATTTTGCATCATTAATGAATTAAAATGTCTAAATATTTTTATCAATCTATTCCCATACTCACAATTTGCACTATTAAATGATATTAATAAAATCAATATAAATATATTATTGATATTAAAATCATTATATATTTTTATTTTATTCATATATTTAACAATGCTCTCCATATAATAATTGTTTAATTTATTATCTATTTGTAATTTAGTAACATTATTTAGAAATACAATTTCATTATCTAGAAATACAATTTCATTATCTAGAAATAAATATTTACCATATATTTTGTACATTTGTTGTACAAAATCAAATAAATAATATTTACATCCGCTAATTAATTCTTTTACAATATTTAATGCTCTTACAATATTTTTATTTGAATAATAGTATAAATCTCTCCATGATAGGATAATTAAATTTGATCGGTAAAAGCATCGATAAATAAATGATTTTTTAAAATTACATGTCAATATAGCATGACTAAATAATAGTTTAATAAATTCTTTATTGCAATTAAATAATTGATTAATATCCACATTGGTCAATAAATTAGAATCTAAGCACAATTGAAATGCATGAAATATAGTTATGCGTGGGATTGCTCGAAAATCAGACATTTAATAGATTGTTTGATATCGTTTGCTATATAATCAAATATATATTTGATTATAAATAATACTATAAATAAAACCCCCTCAATTTTGCAAATATAATGGTTATTGCAAAATCAAAAGAACCACCTTTAGTGATTAAAATCAAATTTAGGCCTAAATTTGATGAAATAAGTGTGAAAAACATTAATCCCACAGATGAAATAACTGTAAAAAACATTAATTCCACAGATGAAATAACTGTGAAAACCATTAATCCCGGTTTATATAAGAATGATAATGGAACTTTTACACTAGTGCGAAAAAATGGAACTAGTAGAGTATGTTATTTGCTCGAAATTCAAGAAGCTGTGGATGATGAATATTTTACCAAGTTTTTGGAAATTCATTTTCAAAAAAAAAGATAATATCATAAATTAAAAAATTTTATAAATATCTAAGATATCATTTATTGATTTCTAGGCAATTTAGATCCATTTAGAATTCCATTTTTATATGCAAGGGCAGCAAGAACTGCAGCCTCTTGTGGGTTTTGTACACGGTTAGTGGATGTTGTATTATTGTTTTGATTGTAATTATATACAAGCAAAATTACTATCACTACAACAATTATTAATACAATTATTGAAATAATTAATGAACCAACTTGCATACTATTTGACTCTGGCATTTTTAAAAAAAATTAATAATATATTGATAATTTTATATTAATAATATTGTATTGATAATGTTGTATTGATAATGTTGTATTGATAATATTATATATTATTACTAACATTTTTTTTTAATTATTAATTATTAATTATTAGAAATTTAATTTTTAATTTTTAATTATTAATTATTAATTTTTTAATTAATTTTTAAAACATGTCAATACTAGCAATGGCCTCCTTTTCAATGGAATTTTTCATATATTCTGGTATTTTTGTATTATAATCATTTTCTAAACTTTGAACATATGAAGATATCATATTAGATATTTCTTCTTTAATGGTGTTATTTAAATTTATAGTTGCATCATGGGATGGCGTTGGGATTGAGTTAAACTCCTCTGCGGTTTTTGCCAAATAAGACAATCCGGCATTTTTTACATTTTGATCGGATGATAATGAGGCAATTTCTGCTTGTTCCATAATAATCTGTTTTACTTTATTAAAAATATCATTTTTAAAATCTTCAAATTTTTTTACTTCCCAATTTTGTTCATCAAAATCTAATAGGGTTAAACTACTTAGCATTCTAGTTGCCCTACCGGTTACGCATACAATTTTGGGCTCATTTGTAAAAATATCAAATTCCCAAGCATCTACTAAATTATCAAAAATAGATTGTTTTATTAATAATGCATTTTTTAAATTTAATGGATGCATTGATCGATCCCAAACCAGTTGTAGGCACAATTCATCTGTTGTAGGGGTACCATCAATTTCTAATGCGGTGATTTTTTCACCATCTTTCATTTTGTCAATTACCGCTAATGCTTTCATTGCAATTTGAGGCCTATTGTCTGAATATCGCCTTTCTTTTTGTTTAATTTCATTTTTTATTTCATCCAATGATAATAAATGTTGAGCATCTTCGCTATTGCTTCTATCATCTATAAGCCTCTTTAAAATTTGCTTAAATCCAGATAATACAGTATGATCGTGCACATTTTGCGAATCATTTGTTGGCCTAGTTGCCAATTCAATATAATTATCAATGGCGCCACCTCTTGTATCGGCATTTTGTTGGGCGGTGTTTTGATTGGTTGTAATAATATTGTTTCTATGACCTCCAATTATATCCAATATATGATTGTCTAAAATATCCATAAGCCCTAAATTATTATGATTATTTAATACAATAGGATATATATTATGCTCATTCATATGTTGTAATATATTAAATTCATTATTATTATCCATTGTTTGTAATGTTACGGCAATATCATTAAATACCATATCAAATAAATGATCCATATTATTAGTCATATGAGGGGGGATTAATATATCAACTCTAACTGGATCAGGGGCTCTTATATCATCAGTTCTTATATCATCAGTTCTTATATCATCAGTTCTTATATTATCAGTTCTTATATCATCAGTTCTTATATTATCAGTTCTTATATGATTTAATGTTGGCCTATGAATTGCTGTATTATTTATTCTACGAATTGCTGTATTATGCACTGGGTGGTTTAATATATTCCTTCGCACTGTTGTGTTGGTAGTAATAGTTCTATAATTTTCAGTATTAACATCATCATGCCCACTTTCAGAGTCAGTCGTCTCAATTTCACTATCGCTTTCCTTATTATTATGTATAAATTTATTATTTATTGTCATATCTCCATTTTTGGAAGTCCTTTTTAAATCGGTTATTTTTCCATTATTTGATGATGTCTCAAAGAACATATTTGGTTTTACCATCATTAAAATAATCAATACTATTGTAATGATTATAAAGGCAACAATAATATATTTAAAAGTGGTACTTATTGGCATTCTTCTCCAAATCTTTCAAAAGAAAGAGTTTTTTTAAACAAAAGAGTATTATATTATATATATATATAATTATTTCAAATGAAAAAAATACTGTTTGGTATTCATGTAAATAGGGAAAATAATTTAGATAGTCCTAAAAAATCAATAACTAAATGTATACAAAATTCTATATTACACGCATCAGCATATAATTTAACAATGAATGTTGTATCTATATTTATAAGTAATCCTAGGGGGCTTCAAATTATATTAAAAGATGAAGAATTAATAGAATTTCAACAATGGGTAAAAAGCAATAATGTTTTAGTAGTTGCACATAGTAGTTATATTGCATATTTATGGAATAAAGAAGATCCAGATAAATATATAGATTTTGTATTAAAAGAGTATAATGTTTGTAAACAATGTGGAATAAAAGGGCTTGTTGTACATTTGCCAAAGGAAAGCATTTTAAAAAAAACACACATAAAACAAACTTTTTTAAAATTGATAAAACTCTTAAAAAAAGATAAACCCCTAAAAGTATTAGGGGGTGTAAATAGTACATTCGTAAATAGTACATTCGTAAATAGTACATTAAATAGTACATTCGTAAATAGTACATTAAATAGTACATTCGTAAATAGTACATTAAATAGTACATTAGTAGATGATACCTCAAAAATATGGTCTGTTAGGCAAGAACTTGAAAGCACAATACTATTTCCTCCAAAAACTTCAATCTGCCCAAGAGAGAAAAAAAATGGTGGTGGCATTGATAACATTGATAACATTGATAACATTGATAACATTGATAACATTGATAACATTGATAACATTGATAACATTGATAACATTGATGACATTGATAACATTGATAACATTGATGGCATTGATGGAATTAGTGAAGAAATTAGTGGTGGCGAGAAAAGCTTTTCTCCAATTATATATTTAGAGACTCCGGCAATTACACCAATGTGGGCAAATTATGACACCCCAAAGAAATTATCAAAATTATTTTATATTATTCAGAAAATTGCACCAGATCACCCATTTGGGCTATGTATAGACACCGCACATATTTGGACATCTGGGAATGATATTAGTACATATAATGGAGCCAAACGATGGTTTACTGAATTGATGAGCGCGCCATATATACCACCATCAAATAGAATTATAATTCATTTGAATGATAGTGCTAGAGAATTAGGCCGGGGTCCCGATAAGCATGCCCCATTAACACATGGTTATATTTGGGGTAAATATAAAACCAGAAATGAGCTAAAAAAAAGTGGATTATATTTTATATTGCAATTTTCTGAAGAATACAAAATCCCAATTATTTTAGAACGTGGCAATAAAAATATGTTAATTGAAGATTACAAAATATTATCAAAAATTATATAAAATTATATAAAATGATATAAAAGTATATAAAATGATATAAAAGTATATAAAATTATATAAAATTTTTATTTTTTTTATAATATAACCTTATCTTATAATAATTTTACTTTAGTATAACCTTATCTTATTATAATTTTGTTAGTATGGAATATATTGTAATAAATGAAATTCCATATCAAAAAGTTGAATATTTAAATATGTCAAATTGCAATAGTGTGTCAAATCGAAGGGGTTCCGTTATATGTATATTAATAATATTAATTATTATTGTTATAATAATTATTGCCTATTTATTTTATAGCACTTCGGGGGGATCATCAAATCAAAATAATTTTAAAAATCAGTTTCAGGCATCCCCAAAAGCGCAAAAGGATTATGATACCTTAAATAAATTATTACAAAAAACTCCAAATCCTACATATAGTCAAACAAAAACTGTTATGGGCGACCATATAGATATAGCCAAATTTGACCATATTATAAAAAATAAAGATAATTTAACACCATCGATGCTTGACAGAATATAACTCTTTCTTTTAGAAAATTGGAAAATTCAATAAATTGAATTTATCCGAGGAGACAAAGAAAATTGAATAAATTGAAATTGTCTATATAAGACGTAGTATAAGATATAGCATATTTGAATAAATATATTTTTTTGTAAAAAATGTCTGAGCTTTATCTTTGGGATTGCATTTGCGCATATATTGCACATGGAGAGCAATTTGAGTCTTTTTTACAAGACAAATTTGGCATACCAATAGAGGTAATTTCTCAAATATTAAATAGCCCAAATTCTGATAAATTATCACTATTTAGAAAAGCATACAACCCCCCACTTAAAAAAAAAATAGAAAGTGCTATTATTTCTAGCCCAGATAGTGATTTATATGGTTGGACTGTTTGTAATTCATATTATTTATATTTGTTAAATTCCTCAAAATTAAATTCCTCAAAGTGTATTGATCACATTAGTCACGTTCTTGCAAACATAAAAGAAAATTTTTGTGTTTTTAAATATATAAATATATATAATAATTGCTATAAAAATAAATCTAATAGCTATTTGTTTCATACAATAAGATTATTTTTACAAGTAAATCCATCATATTCTTTTAATTACAACCAAAAAGATCTTAATTCAACTAAGCATTTAAATAAAACAATTTCACTCATTACAATTTTTATGACAGCAAGACATTTTAATGACATAGACATAAAATTTAAATTAATTTATAAATTATTATGTCAAGGTGGATATTTAATGATTAAAGAATATAATCTAAAAGATTGCGATCAGATATATTTATATGATACTTATCATGATCTATATCGAGTAATTTATGATAAAATAGATGTTAGTAATGTTGTACGAGAAAGAAGAACAAAAAAAAATGAATCAAACTATAAATCAGATTATGAATGGGTTAAATATTTAAATGCATTTGGGCTAAAATTTATTGCAAAATATACATATCCACCAGGTCACCCAGATCATGATAAAACAATATTATTACTACAAAAACAAAGTGTTATTTAAATTCTAATAACTGTAAATGATTATAATTTAAATTCTAATAACTGTAAATGATTATAATTTAAATTCTAATAATTTGATAATATTTTCAGTTTTTTTGATCCCTAATTTTTTTTGATTGACTAATATGTTTTTCATCTCATTTTTTTCCATAGAAATAATATTGATAATAGGATTTTCTTTTAATAGTAATGTTGCAAATGGTATTGTTATTCCAACGATAGAAGATAACATTTTTTCACAATGAAATCCACTTCTAACTTGTAAAAGACTACTAAGAGCAATTTTATTTATTTTTTTGCCCAATGGCGATTTTAATCCATTTAGTGTCTCAATTGATACTTGCTTTGTAACCAAATCTTTAATAGAAAATGAATGAATTAATGTATTACTAAATTCCAGTGAAATGCCAGTTAATGTTGACCAAGCCTTTAAACATATATCCTTATCTGACAATATATGACGTTTTGTTAATTTAGCCTTAAATGTAGTTTGAGAAGATTCTTTATTACTATTATTTTCATAACCATCATTATTTTCATAACCATCATTATTTTCATAACCATCATTATTTTCAGAGTCAATTTCATACCCATCATTACTTTTATTATCAATTCCACCCCCATCGTTATTATCGTCCTCATTATCATCGTCAATTTCACCATCAACAATTTTATTGTCAATTTCATTGTCATTGCATTTTAAATCTTTGTTTTTTCCTCCAATTTTGGCATTTAATTGTTTATTTGCAATATATTCTTCATTATATAAAATTTGCATAGTATTTAACAGTTCATTTAATTTTTGCGATGTATGTTCTTCATTTTTTGTTTGAATAATAAAAACATTATCCCTAATCATTAATTTATTAATTGCTCCCAATATACAAGCATATGGAACTCTTGAAAATTTGCTCTTTATGGATGGAAATGCTGTACCCTCAATTATAAAAAATAATTGACAATTTGTCTCATTTCTCATATTAATCATATTTTTTAATTCTGATTTATACCTACCATCTCGAAAAGATGATGCCAGATCTTTATAGGTTTTTCTCTCTATGCATGCTCTTATTTTTTTATCAATTTGATCAGATTCAATAATTAAATAATCCCCAGTGCTTAACTGCATCTTTTCATAATGAAATGATTTAATATTTTTTTCAATGTGGGAAAATAATGCCCTTTCTCTATTATCAATAATAAGTGAAAACATAGTATATAATACTATAACACTATAATACTATAATACTATAATACTATAACACTATAATACTATATTATTATATACTATATATTATACTATACTATATATTATACTATATATACTATATATACTATATATTATACTGTATATTATACGATTAAAAGTGTATAAAACAAATGGCATAATTGAATATTTAAATTATATGCAATTATACAATGCCCAATTTCAACAATGCTGAATTTATGGCATTTTTAAGAATGAAACTTCTTAATGAAGTTGATGGTAGAAAGTATAAATTTTCCGAAAGGACTCAAATAACTATTACTCCTAGCATAATTGAAATCTTTAAAAATAATGAAGACTTGCTCCTAGGCTCTATCTGGAAGGAAAACGAATGCACAGTGGTGATTCGTACAACAACACACCATTTCTTTGATAATAATACAAGATTTAATCTTGTATTATCATTTGACTATGAGGGGTTAATATCATCAGATGAGTACATTTCCACCTATATATTAAATTTAATAAACATTACCAATTTTGAATTACAAGAAGTTGTACAAATAAGATAGAGATTAAAATATAATTTAAAATTGAAATGAAATTAAATTGAATTAAAATATAAATATAGATATAGATGAGTATTTATTTTTTTGAGTAATATGGAATCTAAAACAATTATTCGTAATAATACATCGTTTTCCGTTAAAATAAATGCAAAATTAAAAGAATTATATGATAAATATAAAACAGAATTGGATATTAATTCTGGGGAAGATATAGAATGGGCAAAACATTTAAAGTATTATCAATATTTAATAAAAGAATTATTATCGAGTAATATTGTATCAGAAGAAGAATATGCAAGAGGATTATTGGTATATCATACAATGGGTATGGGTAAAACTAGATTGGCGGTTGCGGTTGCGATGAGTTGTTGGGATATGTATCAACCCGTTATTTTATTACCGCAAAATTTAAAAAAGAATTTTAAAAAAACCATTGAAGAGATGAATCATCTTTTATTTAAAAATTCATTAGATTTGGATAAAGTTATGAATAAATTTCATTTTGTAAGTATGGATGCATATAATTCATCCTCACAAATGGAAAGCATTGGCAATCGTAAAGATTTAGATTTTGCCCCCAGATCTGAAAAAGCATTAAAAAATGCGAAAACATTAAAAAATGCGAAAGCATTAAAAGCCTCAAAAGCGTCAAAAACAAAAACGTCCGGTGGTGGTTTTTTGCCACATGGATTGGATAATAAGTTATTAATTGTAGATGAAGCACATAATTTTTTTAGGGCAATTATAAATTCTGGTGGGGAGAGCTCAAATGCAAAAAAAATATATGAACTCATAATGAGTGCAAAAAATTTAAAAATATTGTTTTTAACTGGTACGCCAAGCTCAAAAGATCCATTTGAGTTAGTCCCATGTTTTAATATGTTAGCTGGCAAAAATTTACTCCCAACCGCATATGATACATTTTATAGTCTATATGTTGATAAAATAAGCCAAAGTATTTTGAATAAAAACAAATTAGCAAATAGGCTACTTGGGCTTGTATCTCATGTTACACATAATAAAAACTCTCAACCGAGCGAGCAAAATAAAACTACCCAACATAGACAAAATAGAGATATTGGATGGTTTCCAGAGTGCAAAGATGTAATTGTATCCTATGTGGAAATGAGCGCGCCTCAATATAAGCAATATTTATTGTCTAGAGATAGAGAACTTGCCGAAAAGGGGACTGGGAAAGGAAAAGGATCGCAATCTTTAGAAAGAGTAAACTCTACACCATTAGCACTTCCTAGTTCTGAGAAAAAATCAATGGGGTCTTATTTTGTAAAATCTCGTATGATTAGTAATTTTTTACCACCAAGAGAATATAGAGAAAGCGCATTAGATTCAATGCCGGCAAATGTATTTAATGAAACATCATCTCCAAAATTTAAACTACTCGCAGATAGAATTAAAAAGGCAAAAGGCAATACTTTAGTATACTCGCAATTTGTAAATAATGGTGGCTTAAAACCCCTAGCAAAATATTTAGATAATATTGGAATGTCAGAATTTACCATGGATGATATCAAAAAATACCACCATTTAACATTAAAGGCACAAAAAAATAATAAAACATTAAAATCAAAACAAATTGATAAAACATTAAAATCAAAACAAATTGATGATACATTAAAATCAAAACAAATTGATGATACACATCTTCAAGAATTTATTGAGGAATTAGATTATATTGATGAAAAAAGAAAGGAGACAAAGAAAAAAGACGATGACGATTTTGAAGAAATTCTTTTAAATAGCAAACAAAATGATTTATATGGAACTCTTTCTTTTGAAAAAAGAAAGGAGACAAAGAAAAAAGACTACAATGTTGATGAGTCAAAGAAAAAAGACAATGACGATTTTGAAGAAATTCTTTCAAATAGCAAACAAAATGATTTATATGGAACTCTTTCTTTTGAAAAAAGAAAGGAGACAAAGAAAAAAGACTATAATTTTGAAGAAAGAAAGAAAAAAGACAATGACGATTTTGAAGAAATTCTTTTAAATAGCAAACAAAATGATTTATATGGAAATGATGACAACAATGCTTATGTAAATGATGATATTGATGTATATGGTAAAAATATAATTTCAAATAGTAATCATATTGATACTTTAAATGATAATATTGATAATTTAAATAATAATATTGATGCTTTAAATGATAATACAAATGATTATAGTAATCCGGATGATCTTGATGACTATGTAATGGTAGATGAAGAAGATATTGATACATATAATATTGACACCAGTGTACGTGGCGGTGGCAGTGGTAGTGGCGGTGGCAGTGGCAGTGGCAGTGGCAGTGGCAGTGGCAGTGGCAGTTGTAATGTTTGCGCCAATTTTATAACTCAAGATATAACAAAATTATCTAATGAAGAATTTGAAAAATATGCAAATGAGACAGATACAAATATATTAAAACACGTATCAAACAAACATCGTTTAAGCAAACATAAAGGGGGGAAGTATTCAAGCGGAAGAGAGCATTTAAGCAAGCATCATTTAAGCAAGCATCATTTAAGCAAACATAATTCAAATTTAAATTCAAATTTTCGTGGCGAAAAAACATATGTTATATATGGTAAAGATTTATATTTTGATCAATTAAAAGAGAGATTAAATAAATGGAAATTAATAACCAAACCAAATCCAGAAGAAGAAGTTTATTTTGCTTGGGGAAATTTATTACCAAATTTTCATTATGATAAAAACTTTTTTGCGCAAAAAGCAAAATTAAAGAATATATTAATGAATAGTAAAGAAATAATATCTAATAAGGGAATTTTATATAAGACCGCAAAAGCATTTATGGAAGATGGAAAATATATATCTAAAACATATGATTTGCATACTTGTAAATTGACCCCAAGTAATAGTTCTCCATATATTGTAAAAGATGCAACTAGTTTTGGCCAAAAAGGTGTACATATTATCACCACAGAAGAACAATTAGAACATTATAAACAAAAATTACGCCATACATATGCAATTGTTTCCGAATATATGACCAATCCATTATTATGGCGAGGTAAAAAATTTCATTTTAGAATATATGTTGGAGTTTATGTTAGTGATAAAAAACGTTTTGTAAAAGTATTTACACAATCAAATTACGCTTTTAAAATATTTATGGCAAAAGATCAATTTGTCCCAGATCAGTATAGCAATGATGATATTCATATCACTGGAAGAAAAAGCACAACTAAACGACATCAATGGCCAATTATGGGAACGGGTAGTGGCTCGGAGAGATATGGCTCGGAGCGCTATGGCTCGGATTTGGACAATGAAGACTTTTATTTCCCCAAAGAAGATTTGCCTAATGGAATGAGCTTTTCAGACATTACAGATAATATAGACAAAATGTTTGAAGATGTTATAACCCCGCATTTAGACAAATTTGAGAAATATCATGAGTGTGAGGCGGGATTTGAAATATTTGGGGCAGATGTTATGCTAAATGATCAGGGTGAACCATTTATACTAGAAATTAATGCCAAAATTGGATATAGTGAAGACTATGGTGAGGCCAATGGTGCAAAAGAATACCATCAACATTTCTCCAAAGATTTGTTTAATTGGATATGTGATAATTTTATACTTGTATAGAATTTGCAAAAACATGGGATTTGTATTGAATATATTTTTTGCAAAAACATGGAATTTTATAGTCTTGCATATTTGATAATTTAAATTATATTAATAAAAAAGGTCTTGAAGATGGAGTTTGTTTGTGAATTAGTCAATGTTGGAAATAATGCCCTTGGCGTACTTGAGCAATTAATTGAAGCACTTATTGGTCAAAGATATGATTTGGTGGAATTAATTATTAAGCGATTGGTTGAAGCAGTCAATGCCGACATTATGCGCGAAATCGAGGCCAAGCCTCAAGTCGTGCCATCAGAATTGACGAAGTTAATCAATGCTTATCTTCAAAATCTATTTGAGGGGCATAGTTTTAAAGGTGGTGTGCCAAGAATGGTGGCTAAGGACATACATACGGCAATGAAGTGGATTGCAATTTTGCAATTTCTACTCGATCAAAAACCTAAGGGTGGCATTTCTATTGGAGATGTTAAACAAGATAAAAACACTTTGGTCGTAGAGGCTACCACAGTGGTTCCATTTGAGTACAATACTGCTCAAATTACTCAAGATTCTACCATTGTAGCTAGCCAATTACGTGGTTTAATGGTCTCCAATGGATCTGATGGCACTCCCTCGACGGCGACACGTTTTCACTTTAGATTTTACCCAAATCAATCTGGTGGGTATTCTTTAGTACCTATTGATGAGTCACAGCAGACTGATTCCAAGTTACAGTTAACTTTGAATTGTCTAACAAGACACGACGTGATAGCAGAACGGAATCTCGATGAACTAACCTTTGATGAGGATGAAGGTTGGAGACCTGTGAGAAAGGATGATATTCCTCAATCTAAGATTAGATCACCGGGTACTCTGTTGGACTTCAATGCTCAAAAGTTACATAATGGCATTAAGACTGATATTATGGCCGTATTAGGTATAGATCATACCTATGAAGATGAAAGCATTAAAATAGATTCAGTTGGTCGATCTATCACAAAAGCCTATGGTGAGTATGAGTCCAATCGATCCATTACCATGCCTGGTGAGATCGTGAGTGGCGAAGATAGTGATGAAGGCATGACTAGCCAAGAGGCATGGGAGCGTAGCAATAAAATTGTTACCCCTGAGGGTTGGTAAATTAACTTGGCAGTAACAAATACATAAAAGTGCAACTACTAATTATGGTATAGTAGTTAAATAAATTATTTTTTTTCCAAAAACCATAATTGAAAGTTATTATATTAGTTATAAAAAGATCGTGATGACCATCAAAGCATTTATCCCATTTAAAGGATCCAAAAAAGCTAAAAGGCAAAAAAGAGTTAAAAAAATCAAGAAGACAAAAAAGATTCAAGTAGATGAATTTAATGTTTGGATCAATGATGAGATATCAACATTTTCAGATGATGGTAATGTTCAAAAATGCCTTATTGAGCGGTTTGGGTGCGAAGATCCTTTGCAAGCATTAACCCATAGAGGCATTAAAGGGATTAAGTATAACTTGTCAAAAAAACAAGTAATTTATGCGTTTACTAAGGTTTTTATTTTGTACTATCATGGAAAAATTGGATATGACAAACTAGTTCGTAATGAAAACAATCAAGTTATTATAGTCATAGTCCCATACACAAAAAAATCAAGTGTTGCGCACCGTGATGGTTCAATTGTATATACAATTGAGTCAAATCCGGAGTCAAGCTCCACGTTTTTTAAGGCATTTACATTAACTGTGGGGCTTGATGGCTATGCCACATTTAGGTCATTTATTTCTGAATTATCTAGTAGGGAGAGACTTTTCAGAGCTGATGGTAAAGGCTATGCGATGCATGGAGAACAATATGAAGACTCCGAGGAAGAAGATGCCAAGAGAGATGTTTAGGGGCATTGTGAGGTATAAATGTAGTATCAAAGATCCTGAAATTTTTGAGTGCTTGAATTATAGCAAGAGCCAATATTAAATATATTTTTTTTTACATTACAATGGAAGCCATAGCAATTTATTGCCGTGTTTGGGTAATAGTGTAGTGGAGATTGATCATATGTTATTTTATCAGATAGATCAACTTTCCTTGCTAACCAATCTTCATAATAATGCCTATGAATTGTTTTTATTGGTTTTTCTAAAAAGAACACATATGATCCCCTAACAAACCAAAAATTATACCATATAAATCCAATAGAACTATAACAATCACCAATCTTATCCACAGTTGGGAATATATCAAAAATTTCTTTTATTTTATCAATGTCTTTTAAAATATTATTATAGCTATCTTTTTTATTTGATTTATAATTTTTATTTCTTGTTACGCCTTTTGAATGAAAATATAATATAATATCATTCTTCCTAGTATATAACTGCCCTAATTGCCATACTTTCAATATTCCCCTATACTCATATTCATTCTCATAATAACACTCAACAATAATATGTAATGTTGGGAATAATTCTCTTATTTTACAACGAAATGCAAATTCATCCTTTGGCGAAATTGTGGCAATTATAGAAATATAAATTGCATCATAATCTTTGATATAGCATATCTGATTTTTTATCCAATCCATATAATTAGCATTAACCATACAATTTACAAAATACACAACATATATATTATATATATGCGTAGTTACAATATCTACCACTAATGACAAATTTGAATATTTTGACAACTTTGGCAAATTTGACAAATGTGGCGAGATATAATGAGTATATTTTTTTGTAATTGTTGTACAATTATTTTGTTTAATTGTATTATTTGTTAATTTTTCAAAAAAATGAAACATTTTATATACTTGTATACTTTTTACTCATAAATTAAAAAAATAATTGTATAAATAGTATAAAAATACAATAATATTACTAATGCGCAATAAATTTAAGACAAAATTGTTTTTATGTATATTATTAATATTGTGTATAATAGTGATAGGTTATTTTTCCGGAATTACACATAAAACATCTAAATATTATATAAAGTATGAACGTAATCGAATATTTAATCGATGTAATATATCTGAAATATATGATGATCTAAAAAGTGGAGATATTATATTATTTAAAGGATATGGCGATCCATATTTTAATATATTATGTGATTGTTTTTTTCAACATGCTGGGATGGTTATTAGATATACTCCAGAAGAAGCAAAACAATATGGAAAAAAATCTGATTTATATATTATAGAATCTAGTCCAAATAATGTATATTTACCAATAGATTACTCAGATGATAAAAAATATGGAAAACAAAGTTGTAATATTGAATCGGATATGTCTAAACCAATTGGGTGGAAATTTAAAAATGGGCTAGTTGCATGTCCTTTATTAATGCGACTAAAATATTGTTATGGTAATTATTATATTATGAGATTAAATAAAGAATTAACCCCAGAAATGAATAATATATTATTATATACAACTAATATAAAAAGCAAGCATATTGGAACAATTAGTACAATACAAAAAATATTTCATAAAAAAAAAATTGTATTTCATTGCTTTCAATTTATTTTATTTGCATTAGATCAAATAAAAATAACTGATAATTATATAAAAAAAAGTAATATATTTACATCTTGTAATAAATTATCATACATCTATAATGATAATTTAAATTTTGGATATAAATATGATAAACCAATGCAAATTTTGTATGACTTGTAATTATAAATTACTTGTAATTATACACAAAAAATGATTATATTATAATTACAAATAAATTAATTTAATAGTATGTTAAATATATATATTGTGTTTGCACTATTATTAGTCCTATTGCTAGTAATTCATGTAGTAATAATATCACATATAAATAATTATTATACTCTCAATAAATTATATCTTACCGATACAATAGATGAACACATAGATATATTAAAAAATACAAGAAAAGAAGAAATTATAGTTCCAAAAATAGTGCATAAAGTTGCCCCCCAAGATCAATCAAAATGGCGCCCAATTTGGGTACAATCCCACAATTCATGGCTAAAATATTTTCCAGAACCTGAATATAAAATAATGATGTGGAATGATGATGATATTGATAATTTTATTAAGGATAAATATAATTGGTTTTATCCAATATATTATAATTATCCACATAATATACAAAGATTTGATATAGTTAGATATTTTATATTATATGAATATGGTGGAATTTATGCAGATATGGATTATGAAATTTTTAAAAATATTTATAATTTGATCCCAAATAATAAAATTTCAATTGTGGAAAATGGAAATATGTTTATTACATCAAATTCTTTTTTAGAAAATTCATTAATGATATCTCCTAAAAATAATCATTATTGGCTAAATGTAATAAAATTGGCATCTAATCGAATTGGTAGGTTATTTACCCATATATCAGATACATATTATATTTTATATTCAACGGGGCCAAATTTAATTACTGATACATACAAAAATATGAAACAAAAACACATTATTAATATATTACCAAAAAAATTGTATAATAATAAACATTTTATTAAAAAAAATAAAAATGTAGAAATTATTGGTATGCATCATTGGACTGTAACATGGATGAAGAATATGCCAAAAGCATTAAAGCCATATTTAAGACTGAGTAACTAATTTTTGTTGAATTTAATTAATACAAGAAAGATCTAATATTTTATTCATTAATAATTTAATTAAGATTTTATCCTGATAGTTTAAATTAACTATTTTATTTGCCCTTTTTACATATTTTAAATATTTATCTGTGTGAAAATTTATATCTGAAGAATAATACTTATCTATATGTTTCATATAAATATGATGAATTTTATAATTTCTCAATCTTTTATATCTTTTATTTTTTTTTTCTAAATAAAATGGCAATCCTAAATATTCCATATGTTTATTTATATATACTTTTTTACTATATTTAACATTTCCAGTAAATATTGCACAATGAGCACCAACTGTATATTTTACTGATTTTATATCCGGCACAAAAAAACATAATTTTTTACTTTCTAATATATAATTAACACCAAATTTTAAACTATGCAAATTAATGTCCTCTAATGATATAGTTTTACTATTTCCAACCATATTAACTCCTTTTATTTTTAAAACAGTTGTGCCCTTTAAATATTCTTCTAAAAGTTCATCATCTGTGATACAGAGCCATTCATCCATATCAATGCATATCACCCATCCATTTTTTATATGCCTCCAACAATTATTTTTTATTTTAAGATATTTATGGTCATCAATTCCGTCTGATTCCCATTGAATCACTGCACATCCAAATTCTTTTGCAATTTTAACTGAATTGTCCGTACTCATATTATCATAGATTATAATGTGACAATCTGGAATATTTGCCCTATAATGCGCAATTGTATGTGGTAATAATACTTCTTCATTATAACATAATATAAAAATATAAACTTCCATTACATATATTTATTAATAAATATATGATTTTGTGAATTATAAGATATAACAATTATTATATAATATAAAATATGATAATTTATATATCTGTTTTTATTTTATTAATATTGATAATTATTATTATCATTCATTCTATTTATAATTACTATTCGCCATATAAACAATACAATAATAGCATTTTAAATGATCATATTAACAAATTAAAGAATACATGTGATTATTTACAAGACACCCCAATTCCAAAAATTGTTCATAAAATTGCCCCACACGATAAAACTAAATGGCGCCCAATTTGGATAAAATCTTACCAGTCTTGGCTTAAATATTTCCCAGAGCCAGAATATAAAATAATGATGTGGAATGATGATGATATTTATATTTTTATAAAAAATAAATTCCCATGGTTTTATCATATTTTTTGTGATTATCCTCATAACATACAACGATTTGATATAGTTAGATATTTTTTATTATATGAATATGGTGGAATTTATGCCGATATGGATTATGAAGTTTTTAAAAATTTTCATCATTTATTACCAAATGGCAAAGTATCTATTATTGAAGAAGGAAATCGTAATTCAAAAAGTTTATTAGAGAATGCATTAATGGCATCACCCCCAAAAAATATATTTTGGATTGATATACTTAAATTAGCAATAATGAGAACGACTAAAATAGAATGCATTAAAACAAATTTTAGTTGTATTTTTAATATTTGTTATATTATGCATTCAACGGGCCCATATTTAGTAAGCAAAGTTTATAATGATCAATACAAAACAAAACTAAATGTATTAGATAAAAAATTATATAATAGTCATCACTTAAAAAATAAAAATAAAGATATTATAGGAATTCATTATTGGTCTAGTTCTTGGATTTTTGATTCTCTTAAACAAATGAAAGGTATATAAATATATAAAAATAAATAAAATGTTGATAAATATTATAATTTCAATATGTATTGTAATATTTATATTAATATATTTTATAATCATTAGCAATCATAGTATAAATAATTATGTTACTAATAAAATAAATAAATTACCATTTTTTACCATTACAGAATTTAGGAATAAATATCCTAATTTGCAATCAAATTATAAAAGCAATGCACTGCCTATATATATATATTATCATGTTGGAATTACTGGAAACTATGAAAATTTGATAAATGATCAATTAAATGAGATTTTTTATTCTGGATTATATGAAAAATGTGATACAATATACTATGGGTGTAATGGAAAAAATAGTGATATCATTTTAAAAAATTTTTTTGCCCCTTATGAAAAAATAAAACCCCTTGAAGGTGCCGACGATGCAAGCAAAAGTGCAATTGCCCCAAATGAAAAAACATATGAAAATAAAACCATTAATGCAATGATCAAATTTTCAAAAGATGCAAAACAACTATTTTATGGATTATATATACATACTAAAGGAATGACTCATAATAAACGATCAAATGGGCAATGGAGAAAACATATGGAATATTGGTTAATTAAAAAACACTTATTATGTATTGATATTTTAAATAGAGGATTTAATACCGTAGGAACTGGATTACTCATTAATCACCCCATATGGACTCCAAATGGAATAAAAAATGTATTTTTAAAAAATAAATGGAAACAATCTTATTGTGGAAATTTTTATTGGTTTTCAAGTAATTATTTAAAAAAATGCGACTATATTGATGATCTTTCATATAGATTTAATGCTGAATTTTATTTGTTTAAAAAATATGAAAAAAATAAACACATTAATTTAGATACAATTAGGTATGATTATTTAAGTTTTATATCTGATCAAAGATTTTATCCATTTCCTATTAATAATATTACAAAAATAGGAATATATTAAATCTTTTTTAAATTTAATTGTTAATACTTATATTATCATATATAATACTTATATTATCATATATAATACTTATATTATTATATAAAATTTATTCATCCAAGAAGTAGTCCAGTAATGTAAACCTATAATATCATTTGGTATATTTTTTTTATTTATATTTTTTTTATGCGTATTGTATCCATTATATAATTTTTTATTTAAAATATGTATTTTATTTTGATACTCTTTTATATATATATCAGTAATTAATAATGGTCCAGTTGAATATAAAACATATGTGCAATTATTTATACAACAAATATTATGTTGCATACATTGCATTTTTGTTGATCTTGTAATTGCTAATTTAAGAGCATCTATCCAAAATATTTGTTTTGGTGGGGATACCATTAAAGAATTTTCTAAAAATAATTTTTTTTTGTTAAACATATTCCCATTTTCCACAATTGAAATTTTATCATTTGGGATTAAATCATAAAAATTTTTAAAAACTTCATAGTCCATATCTGCATAAATTCCACCATATTCATATAGAATAAAAAATCTAACAATATCAAATCTCTGTATATTATGAGGATATTCACAAAATGTTTGATAAAACCAAGGGAATTTATTTTTAATAAAAATATAAATATCATTATCATCACTCCACATCATTATTTTATATTCAGGTTCAGGAAAATATTTTATCCATGAATTGTGAGATGTTGTCCAAATTGGGCGCCATTTAGTTTTATCTTGTGGCGCTATTTTATGCACTATTTTTGGAACTATAATATCTTCTTTTTTTATATTTTTTTCATAATTTGAAGATAATTCTATTAATTTATTTAATTCATTATTTATATAATTGTTATATTTTTTTTTGTATGGAGAATAATAATTATATAATGAATGTATTGCTATTATAATAAATAATAGTAAAAATATTAAAATACAAAAATAAAAATTATATAGTTTCATTATTATATAATTGTATAACTATATTGTATAATTGTATTATATAATTGTATAACTATATTGTATATAAATGAAAAATTTATATCATAATAAAATTGTATTATAATGAATAAATTATACTTTTTTATATACAATATAGATAAATTAAAAAATAATGGATAAATTATATTATATATTAATTGCCGTTATTGTTTTAGTAATAATTATAATTGCCATCCACTATTTTTTGCAAAAAAATAATACTAATATCTATAATGAATATCCAATTACATTTCAAAAATTTGATTTTGACAATTACTATTTGCCAAAAATAATATGGATTTATTGGGGAAATAATATACCAATATGTATAAAAAATATATTAAATAATAACATTTCTGTTCTTAAAGAATGGAAAATTAATTTTTTGACAGATTTAACATTATATAAATATATACCGGATAAAGATCTACCACCATTTCAAAAAATATCAATTCAACATAAATCTGATTGGATTAGATTATATTTATTAGAAAAATACGGTGGTTGTTGGTGTGATGCTGGTATTATTATAAATGATGAAAATGCAATACACAAATTAAGGGATGAATCAATTAATAAACAATCACTTTATACTGGATTTTATTTAGATGGAAGAGTTATGGATAATAATTTATTTTCTTATGTGGAAAATTGGTTTATAATGGCTCCAGAGAATAGCTCAATTATTAAAGCATGGCGTAAAGAATATGAAAATGCAATTCAAATGGGTTTTTATAAATATAAAAAATTGATTAAAAAAAATAAAAATTTAAATTTAAAAAAAATATATTGTAGTAAATATCATATATATTTAACAGCATTTGCATGTTTTTATAATATATCAGAATATTTTGATCCAGAAATGAAAAAACATATATTATTAAATAAAGCCGAAGATACTATGTATAAATTACATACAGAATGCAATTGGAATCATAATTGTATACATAATAGACTTAATACCGATAAAAGTGTAAAAACTATTCCATATATTAAATTAAATCGTGGAAATAGAGAAAATTTTAATCTTGATAATTATAACATTTAATAGTTATAACATTTAATAGTTATCAAATATTAATTTATCCATTATATAAATGATATATTAAATTATATAAATGATAAATATATAAATGATAAATATATAATTGATAAATATATAAATGTTATAATTATCAAATATATAATGGATAAATTATATTATATATTGATTGTAATCATTGTTTTGGTGATAATTATAATGATGGTTCACTTTTTTTTACAAAAAAATAAAAGTAATCAAATTATAATTGAAAAATTTGATTTTAATAATTATTATTTGCCAAAAATAATTTGGGTTTATTGGAATGATAATAATATTCCAACGTGTATACAAAATATATTAAAGAATAATACTTCCATTATTAAAGAATGGAAAATTAACTTTTTCACAGATGAAACATTATCAGAATATATTCCAAATAAAGATTTACCATCATTTGAAAATATATCTATTAAGCAAAAATCAGATTGGATTAGATTATATTTATTGGAAAAATATGGTGGTTGTTGGTTAGATGCTGGTATTATTATAAACAATGAGATCGCAATGGATAAATTAAGAGATAAATCCATTAGCAAAAAATCGCTTTTTACTGGTTTTTATTTAGATAAAAGCATTATTGGTAATGATTTGTATTCTTATGTGGAGGCTTGGTTTATAATGGCGCCAAAAAATAGTTCCATTATCAAAACATGGCGTAAAGAATTTGAAAAGGCAATTTATATGAGTTTTTTTAAATATAAAAAAATGATCAAAAAAAATAAAAAATTAAATCTAAAAAATATATATAGCGATAAATATGATGTATATTTAGCAGTATATGCATGTTTTTATAATATATCTCAATATTTTGATTCAGAAATGAAAAAACATATAATATTATATAAGGCTGAAGATACTATGTATAAAATACATAAAGAATGTAATTGGGATCATAAATGTATACAAAATAGACTTGATACGGATAAAACAGTAAAAACTATTCCATATATTAAATTAAATGGTGGAAATAGAGAAAATTTTAATCTTAACAATTATTCTAAATTATAATATAAATTATAATCAATTATAAATTATAATCAATTATAATATAAATTATACAAATATAATGAATATAATATAAATTATACAAAAATAATGGATAAATTATATTATATATTAATCGCGGTTGTTATTTTAGTTGTGATTGTCATCATCATTCACTATTTTTTGCAAAATAATAATACTATATATCATGAATATCCAATTACATTTCAAAAATTTGATTTTGACAATTATTATTTGCCAAAAATAATTTGGATGTATTGGAATGATACCAATAATATTCCAATCTGTGTAAAAAATATAGTAAAAAATAACACTTCTGTTCTTAAAGAATGGAAAATTAACTTTTTGACAGATGCAACATTATCACAATATATACCAGATAAAGATATCCCATCATTTAAAAAAGTTAAAGTTATTCAAAGATCCGATTGGATTAGATTGTATCTATTAGATACATATGGTGGCTGTTGGTTAGATGCTAGTGTAATTATAAATGATGAAAAGGCATTTTATAAATTAAGAGATGATTCTATCAAAAAACAATCTCTTTTTACTGGATTTTATTTTGGTAAATATGTAACAAATAATAAATTTTGCCATATTGAAAGTTCATTTATAATGGCGCCAAAAGATAGTTCAGTCATTAAGACATGGCGTAAAGAATTTGAAAAAGCCATTTCTATGGGGTTTCATAATTATAAAAAAATAGTTAAAAAAAATAAAAATCTAAAATTAAAAAATATATATCGTTGGCATAGAGATGTATATTTAACCATATATGCATGTTTTTATAATATGTCAGAGTATTTTGATGAATCAATAAGAGATCATTTTATACTATATGATGCTGGTACTACTATCTTTAAATTACAAGAAGAATGTAAATGGAATAAAGAATGCTTACATAAAAAACTTAAATCTAAAGAAATCAAAAAAAATCCATACATTAAACTAATAAATGGGGATCGAAAAGGGCTTACTCTTGACAATTATCATTTATTATAATTATTTTTTATCAGAATTTTTTACCCATTTTCGATTAATAATGTCATAAATATACATATATACTAAAAATGTGCATATTGGAAAATACACAATTAAACTCATATATAAATAATATTGAAAAATACTCATTTTGCTTTCCTTATAATATAAATATTGTATTTTTATAATATGCATTGCATTTTTATAAATACTAATATGCATTGCAAAAATACTAATATGCATTTCCAAATTGTTTTTTTTTGTATATTATTTGTGAAAACGCAGATGGGATTACATTATGAACTTTTTGTAATAATTGGCCGGTTTTGTTTAAATCGCCATCTAATGGGATTGATTCACTCCATAATTTAACCGCTTTTAAATTTGGTGGTGGGACAATACATATAGTAAACCAATAATGAAATCCATCATCTGATATTAATCTTTGTGGGTATAAATATCCCAAAATTTCACCCTCTAATTCTTGGGAATAATTTGTTTTTAATTTCTCCAATTTAGCCTTTACATCTGTATTGGTTTTGAGAATGTAAAAATATTCATCAACGATTTTTTCTCTCTCTTTTATTTTAATATGAATGCGTTCTAATTTATCTGAACAATTTGGGGGGTGATGTCTTTCTTTATCACCATGTGGATACCATAAATAGGCTGGGCGTATTCCTTTTTCCACTAACAATAAATTATAATAATCTATATCATTGTTTATCAATTTATTGCCACCCTGTGCATTTGCGATCTTGCCACCCGGTGCATTTGCACCGTTTGAATTGCCCATTATATATTACAAAATAAAAAAAGAATCAAATATGTTATTTAACATAAAGTATAATTTAATTATTTTTTTATTATTATGTTAATTGTCCTTAATGTGATCAAGAACGTAAAACCTCACAATGGAGCTAGCAATTGCCCCAAGAAAGATTCCAAAGGCGATGCTATAATCAAATACAACAAAAGACACTGCCAATACCATCAGATGGATGATGCTTGAGATTCCAACCTTATCTCCTATGAGATAGCAAAATAGCTCAAGGGATACAATTACCAGACAGATTAATGCCAAATTGTCAAGTGTTGTAGTAAGGCTTGCATTTTCCATATAATGGATAAAGCATTTAATCACAAAAGAAATGATATTTGCCCACAAAATAAATGACAATGGCATCAGAATTGTGACAATAATAATAATATTGCATTCCTCAGAAATGCAATACATAAAGGGGTGAAATGCCAAAATGAAAAGCATTGTTAACAACAAACAGTTATCTAGTGTAAACATTGCTATTTATCTATAATAAAAAAAAGAATCAAATATGGCAAATAATTGCCATTATTTTAAATAATTGCCATTATTTCAATAACTCCTCTAATTTTGCCAAAATTGTAGATGCGGGATCTATGGGGGAATATCCACCCAAACTTTTGTTATATTCGTAGAAATTAACCCCAAATTCATTTTTAATGTAATAGTATATAGTACCTTCATATTCAATTTCTTTTGCGGTAACTTCTGTCTCAATAAGAGTATTACATGGATCTGGCAATTTAATATCAAGCATAACATCATCTCTATACAATAGTTGATTTGTTGGGGCGCATACTCTACAGTGTTCATATCCAAATATTTGGCATTCAATACTTACCTCGCTTAATAAATTACGAAAGGCTAAATTTAATTTATGCTTGCCAAGTGCGCGATTATGAAACATCTCATCTATGGATTCATCCTCCCTATCTTCTTTTGACATCATATTCCACATTTCATTATTTTTTGTCGCAATATATAAATATGGTTGAACATCTCGTTCTTCTTTGGGCAAATCATCATGGCTCCCAGCCCTTACTGCTCTTGCAATAAATTGATCATCTCTAGATTTATCCCAATATGGTTCAATTTGATGAGTCTCTCGAATGTTTTTTAAATCTAATCCTTCTGCACCGGTTTTTGAGACCAATAGTGTTTTAATTAAATCTCCTTTCATATTTTCTTTAGAGTTAAAAATTTGTATAATCTTATTTCTTACCTCTAATGAAACATCCCCAGATATAATCGCATACTTTGACATAGCCTTTTATACAATATAGCCTTTTATTACCCGAAGTAATCTATCTCTATATAATATATCATTATTATAATTATTAAATATATTATTTTCTAAATGAATTGTTTCGATATATCGCTTTGCCTTTACCGAAAAAACACGTAAAACTGGATGTAAAAGTTTAGGCTTAGATAAATCATCATTTGGTAATAATTTATTTGTTTTATCATCTCCATATTCTAATGATATTGAAAATAATATTACATTTAATGATATTTTTTCAGGCTTTACTTCTGGGGGTGGCTCAATTTTTGGGGGTTCAATTATTTTTTTATTTGCTTTTTTTTCCATTAATTGAATCATCTTTAATTGTGCAGGGATTACTTCTTCTTTGGCGTTTTCATCTTTGGCTTTTTTGTCATCTTTAGTGTCTTTGTCCTTTTCATCTTTATCTTCTTTGCCTTTAGAATATCTATTTTCCTTCATTGTATTAATATTAGTTTCCATTTCTTTTACTCGGTTTTCAATATCGATCATATTCATTATATGAATATCATACAAATATAACATATCACCATTTCCCATCAAATAAAATTTATCGGATAATACCCCAGCCATATGATATAAGCTAGATGATGTATTTAATCTTTCAATAATTAAAGATATGCATTTATTTAATTCAATGAAATTAAATCCATTTTTATTAAAAATATCAAATTTTTTAAATGAATTTTTTGTACTTAATCCAAGAATTTGATTGATACACATTTTAATCAAATGCCTAAATCCATGTGTAAATCCCCCAGAACTTCTTAAATGGTCATATAAATGCATACTTTCTCCAATAAAATATAAATTTTTATTATTGATAGATCCATAATTTATTCCCAATATTGGAAATTTTCCACCTTTTGCCAATTCTACATTAAATTTAAAGATTGTTGTATCTAATTTATAGCCAGTGCATAAAATAATGATATCAAACATACTATTATCTTCGCCAAAAATACCTTCTTTTACGTCTTCACCATCATCTTCAAATTTTGGTATATTGTAATATAAAAAAAACTGATTTGTAGTCTCATTTTTTTCTATGATTATTTTATGAATTGGTATATTTTCTATTATTTTAATATATGGATTTATATATATTGAATTAATATGGCCAAAATAATTAGTGGTCTCTAATTTATATTGAGAGCCTCTTGAAATAATAACAGTCTCACTAACAACTGATTGAATCATACTTGCAATTTCATAAGAGGAATTACCACCACCGACTAATAATACTCTCTTATCCGTAAAAATGGATAAATTATCAATAAAATGATCTTTAGGGTATTGAATATAATGTTTTATTCCCAAATCTTGCGATATTTTTATATCTTGCGCTTGTTTAAAATTATCTGGAATAATTGGAGAAGATAATCCAGTTGCCATAAATAATCGATCACATTCATAATATTCGGTAACGCCATTAAAATCAATAGTGATTTTATAATTTAATTTTAATTTTTCACCATTTTCATTTATTTTTTCAATTTGGACAACTTTTTTATCAAATTCTACATTTAAACTATTGTTTTCCCAAAATTCATTTAAATATGTAATCATATCTTCTCTTTTTGGGTAATAATCATTTGAATATTTTGAAAATAATATATTTTTGTCATTTATAATGGAATTATAATCATATTTCATATTTTTATTTTTTTTATTAATGGTTAATAACTTGCCCGAATGTGGAAATTGTTTATAAAACCCACCGCACTCACTATTTTGCTCTAAAATGACATAATCTATTTCATATTTGCGTAGATAATACCCAGCTTGTAACCCAGCAGATCCCGCCCCAATAATGATATTTTCAAAATACATCTCAAAAAAATAATACGTTTATATATAAATGTATTATATTTTCAATTTATATTTTGGTAAATTAAGATTTTGGTGGTGTATAGTTAGATGGTGCAAAAAATGCAATAGACGAATTGGTGCTATCTTTTATTAATTTATATTGATATGTTTTATAGGTTTCATTTAGATCTAAATTATTTGCATATTGAGTACCATTTCCATTAAATGCCTTTAATGGTGTATATGTGGCGGTTACATACAAACCATATGGGCAATTTGCAGAAACGTTATTTGATGCACTAGATACTGTAACTACACAAGAATTGGGCGAAACTGCACTACAGTTGGATACAAATGGCAATGAAAATGTATATGTAGAAGTGGTAGTAACTCCTGTATTAGTACCCTGTAAAGTATTCCCTTGACAAACTGCACTATATGCAATAATGCAATCCCCAGCATTAGGCTCTGGAAATGTAACAATTTGCCATTTTGATTCATTTCCACTAAAAAATTTGTTATCATTATTATTAGTGGATCCAATTGGTTGCCATAATACATATTGCGTATAGGTTCTTTGCATTCCATATTTATTAGTATTATATTTGTAATTATTTTTATGGCCAACAACACATATTATAATAACCGCAATAAGAACTATTATGGCAATTATAAAACCCACAAAAAGAACTCCACTATATACTCTTTTTTTTGTAAAAAATGGATCATGAAATAATTGAGTTCTAATAAAATCCAATCCCATAAATAATTCACTTATATTTCGACTAATGCCTTGTGACTTACGATTTTCTTGCATTTTTTTATTTACTTCATAATCAATTTCAAAATTATGCCTATTTGAATTTGATAAGTTATTTACTGGTGAATTGTATTCTAAATTTTCAGATGATTGATTACCTTTGGATGAATTTAATGTTGTGTCTGCTAATGAGTGTAATTCATTACTTTGAACCATAGGGGCATTACGCATAATTGACTCCGGTGCCCCTGGGGTGCTTACATACTCTGATTGAGTATTGCCTGGTTCAACATAATTATCTGATCCTGGTGCGCTCATTATATTGCTGGGCTAAATTATATTGCTGGCTAAATTTTATTATTATATTAATACAAAATTTATTTTTGTAAAAATATATATAAATATGCATATATTTTAGCATAAATATGCATATATTTTAGCATAAATATGCATATATATATTTGATAGTAAAATATTTGATAGAATATTTTAAATAGAATATTTTAAATAGAATAGTCTGGCAAATAATGACACCTAGTACAAATTTTAATCTGTGTTGCTACCTATTATGCCTTATGGCATTATTCTTCCTAAGTGTGGCCATTGAGTTGGCATACACTGGCGCAATTGAATTAAAATCGATTGTGATCATCTTTTTAATATTGATGATCATATTTATTCAGACCCATGAGAAAGTAATTCAAATGGGCTAAAAAAGTTGCATTACGCATTTTATAAAAAATATATAGTATATCATATAGTATAAAAAATATATTTTATATCATTATAGTATAAAAAATATATTTTATATCATATAGTATAAAATATACAAATGCAATAATGCGTCTTTTTTTTTCCATATTATTATTTATATTATTAATATTAGTATCTATCATTGTAGGTATTTTTATTTGTTGCCAAAAATTAAATGTTAATAAAATTTCTGGCGGTGGTGGGAGTAAAACTCTTACATATGCATTGAAGGCTGATTCTGGTTTAGAATATTCTATATTAAAACATTTACTACAGAAACATAATTTTAAAGAAAAAGATATATCTGAGCCTTATGTTGATTTATCATGGGGAGAGGTATTTCCCATAATTAAAAATGGAAGAGAGAGTGTAGAATACCCAAAAGAATTCTATGATCAAAAAGCAGATCTAAAATTTTTATTACATTCCGATGAAATAAAAAAATTAACTGAAAAGGCTAATTTAGTTCAAAATTTTAAAAACAAAGAATTTTTGCCAAAATCATATTTATTAAAAGATTTTATCCCAATTGCTCACAAATTATTAGATAATAAAACTCCATATATTGTAAAGGCAAATATTGGATTTCAACAAAAAAGCGTTAAAGTTGTATTAAACTATAATCAATTAATCGAGGCAAAAAATAAATTTGGGATAAATTGTATTGTTAGTGAATATATAACAAATCCAATGCTATCACATAAAAAAAAATTTCATTTGAGGCCATATATATTATTATATGCTAATCCGGAAAAAGGAATTAAAAAAGCATTTACATTTTCTCAATATAGAATATTTACGGCAAAAAAATCATATCATCCGGGAAATTTAAAAAATTTAAAAGAATATTACGATGATGAAGAAATTCATATGAGTGGTGGGCATCACACTGATCGTTTATTATTTCCTAGTGAAACTGATATACCACCACATTTAATTGCAACCTCACTAAAAAATTTAAAACAATGCACAACCGCCATAGAAGATAATTTTCTCGCATTAAATTTAAGCCCATACCCAGAATCAAAATCCGGATTTCAAATTATTTGTGCAGATATCATGTTGGACGATAAAGGAACGCCATACATATTAGAAATAAATAGAAGATGTGGATTTTCATATGGGATGAAATATAATGAATCTAGTAAAGCTAATGAATCTAGTAAATATAATGAATCTAGTAAAGCTAGTGAATCTAGTGAATCTAGTGACGCTAATAATACAAGTACAAGCAAAGAAGATACCCGATGGAGGCAAATGAACCACCATTTTAGTACTGAATTTTTTGACTGGATTTGCCAAAGTGTTATATTTCCACATTGGGATATTTCTCATATTTGATAATATTATATACTATTATATACTATTGTATACTATTATATACGATTGCAATGTCAAAGCTTTGTTCGCATTTAATTTCTTCAGAAATATTTAAAAATGATTTATATTTAAAATTAATTATTGATTATTGCACACATTCAGATATATCCCGCATTATGTTAGTCTCTAAAGAATTTATAAATATTATTATATTTCAATTATTTAGAGAATATTCAATAAAAAGCCATAACATGTGCCCTCATTTAAAAAAATTATTAACACATATGGTAATTCATTTATCACATTTTTTATCATATGATGATTATAATGTTTTATTTGGACACTGTAATATAGTACATTTTAATTCAATATATAAATTGTTATTTATTGACATTATTACAACAAGTGCTAGTAGTATAAGTTTAACATTTTTAAAATTTAAAAAAATATATACTGATATACTAAATAATTCCATCATAGAGAACAATGCTGTTCTAATTGATGACATTCATTTTAATATGGTTGATTTTGTCAATTTCGATAGTGAAGAAATATTATGCAAGGATTCAAAATCATTATTTAATGACACATTTGACAAATTAATTCAAGATCCAAACATGCAATTCTCACTTGAAAATATAAATAATTATTCATTTGAGGCAATAATTGCATTTATTGGCATAAAAAGTCATAATAACTATTGGTTTAGTATATTATTATCAAATTTTAGTATAAAATGTAAACATTCAATATATTATTGCATCATTGAAAAATTTATTAATTTTAGCAATATGAAAACATTTCATATGTGGGGAAGTATATTATCAAGCCATACAACTACCTATGGGCATATATTGTCTACTTTAACAATTGAGCATTGTCGATATTGTATTGAAATGCATACTAATTCATTCTATTTATATTTATATGAATCATCGTGTAAATTGGATCAATTTGGTGATTCATACCATTCATATTATAATGTAATTACATCAAACTACTATTATAAATATATTATAGAATTAGCTATATTACTCAAAGTATTAATTTCAAAATTTGAAAATTTTGTCGATGCGTATAACTATATTAGTGAAAATATATTAAGAGGCACAAGTACAAGTAATAAAAACGTATACATTGCTCTAGCCTTATTCAATATTTATAATAGCATGCAAAGTACCAGTTACATAGATACATTTTATGAATCTATGCTTAAAAAAATTATTTATTTTGCTGGATCCAATAATATTGGAAATAATAATTATGATGTCTATCTTTCCACTAAACACAATGGTGGATCCATATTATCGGGAAAATATATTGGACAAGTTTTTGAGAATATACTTGTACATTTGTTTATGTATAATAGATCAGTAATGATAAAATTTCTACAAAAAGATAATATTCAATATTTATTTTATAACAATCAAATTTTTCATAAATTTTATAGTAATTATTTCTATCAGTTATTACCGGAAGGGTATAAAGTAAAAATTAGCCATCCAAGGTGTTATTCAAGTTTTTGCCATATGTTGATGGATAATTATTATATTGACAATCAAAATATTTTTAATTATTTATTATTAGTATGGAAAAGTTTTGCTTTTAACTATAGAGAAATAAAGGATAAAGAAACAAAGCATAAAGAAATAAAGTATTCCGAAAATGCAATTAAATATGCATCCAAAATATTAGAATGGATTATAAAAAATAATTATTTATATATTTTTAATTTGGGGCATTTATTTAATAGGTATACCGATATTATTAAATGCGCTTTAAACCGAAGTGAAAAAACAAATTATAATTTCTTTTATTCATTAATAGAGTATTGTAAAAAAAATGAAATTGATGAATTAAAACTCATAAAATCATTTATTTTAGAGCATGTAAAATTTCAAAATGATCACCATATTAAATTATTACTAATGCATAGTATTTCAAATTATGAGAATACAATTGAGCACAATCAATTAGTACAATCTAGAATAGATTTATTAAAATGGTTTCATCCTAATATATTATCAATATGTGAAGAATATAATCTATCAAAACCAAAAAAGGCAATATTGAATAAATTTGATCTAGTTACATATAATGTTGCCTCACAATAGAATTAATTTTTTTCGCATTGTTCTAAAAATTTTAATATGTGATTATTTTCACTTTGTACCGCGATCTCGTAATATGATTTACGATAATCTGGCATACCGCCTTTAATTTTATATAGATATTGTAATATATCTAAGTTACCATTATTAATTAAAATTTTTGCCATTTTATATGTGAATGGAAATTCTTTATATATACAATAAAATTCATGTAAATATTTTATATATTCAATTCGGTTATGCATTATTGCTAAAATACATGTATCTTCATCCCATGGATAATGACAATTTAATAACATTTTAAAACAATTAAAATAATTTTTTTCTACACATATATGAAGTCTTAATTTTTCATCAATGTCATCGTCTCCAATAGATGCCAAATATAGAAATTCTTCATTAATGCATATAAGACCAAATATTTGATCATCATTCCAAATTTTAGATCTGTGTTGAAATATAAATAAATATATATGTAATGGAATGTCTTTATTTTCTATAATAAAGTCCCTATCATTTGACAAATACTCAATGAATTCCTCCATAATGTATATATAATACTATAAATTTCAAATATAAATTGCAAATATAAATTTCAAATATAAATTTTAAATATAAATTTCAAATATAAATTTTAAATATACCAATACATTATTATATACATTATTATATACATTATTATACATTATTATATACATTATTATACATTATTATATACATTATGGGAAATAAACATACTATCAGTGGACATACTATCGGTGGCCATACTATCAGTGGCCATACTAGCAGTGACGATACTATCGGTGGCGATACTAGCAGTGGCAATGCAATTGCTGTTTTTGAGGAGAATACCACAAGTAAAATTAGTGGAACTGTAAAATTTTCAAAAAATATGCAATCACATGATATTGTAAAAATAGATATTGATTTAAAGGGATTTGACCCAAATACTTACCATGGGTTTCATATTCATAAATATGGGGATTTAACAAAAGATTGCGGTGTTAAAAACCCACATTTTGATCCATATGGGAATAATCATGGTGGTCATGATTCAAAAATTAGACATGTTGGGGATTTAGGAAATATAGAATCAGATAATAATGGTAATGCAAAATTTTCACTTGATGATAAATATATATCTTTAGATATTGAAAATCCAAATAATATAATAGGCCGTTCTATTTTTATTCATGAAGGAAAAGATGATTGCGGGCTTGGTGAAGGGGATAAAAAAGAACAAAGTCTAATAAATGGAAACGCGGGTAAAAAAATAGCAGTTGCGGTTATTGGCATAACTGATTAAGTTGAGGGCATAACTGATTAACTGATTAAGTTATTTTTTGTCGCTTAGCATTAGGCGCATTATCGCTTGCAATGCATGGCGTTGAGTCAGTTTGTGTCTCCGCATCTACTTGCTGTGGCGGTGGGTCAGTTTGTGTTTCGGTCTCAATTAATATTTTTGGAGTTATTGTAGAAAAATTAAATTTTAATATATAATATTTAATTTTTTGTATATTTGTTAAAATTATATCAATTAAATCTTCTCTAGTGCATAATATATTATGAATAAATTTTTTAATTGCAATATCTATTGTTATTAATTTTCCTGAGTGGTGATGAATTGTCCAATGTGCAATTAAAACACAAGACAACATTGATGTTACACAATTACTATTTGTTATATGCATTTGTTCTTCTAATTTTTCATATAAATATATAATATAGTCATATAAATGAACCATTTTATAATGCACACAAATTTGAGAAGCTTCAGAATATAATCGACTTCTATTGTATTCATTATTTGGTGTGTATTTAATCGGTGGGGCTTGTGGCTCAATTGGCATTGTATATTCAGTATTATGCAATCTACTATACAATTCATCTGCGGTGATTCTTTTATTTTCATCCAATTCTAACATTTCATTTAATATATTTACATATATAGATCCTTCATCATATCCATACAATTTATATATATTATCATATATACGCAAAATATCCATATCCATTGTTAATGCGATATCAAATGCTTTTTTTGGATTAATTGTTTGTTGCCTTACAAAAGAAATAATACTTATTCCCATAGAAATCATATCATGTGCGTATGAAATTGTAGTTGGTTTTTTAATACAATTTGGATCGGCATATGAATGTGTTCCAATATAACGATCTGCATATTTTTGGTGATGTTCACCAAGATGAAGTCCGGCAAATCCCCAATCAATAAAAATTAATTTTTCATTTTTATCAACGCATATATTTTCGCATTTAATATCCATATGAATAATTTTTTTGGATTTAAATAACATTAAAGCCTTAGATGCTTGTAATAATATTGGTTTAATTAATAATATTCTACGCTTAAATGTGAATTCAGCCCCAAATTTCATTAAATCATTTCCATAATAATTCATAATAATGGATACTGATCCATTAATTAATTCAACATCTTTTGCATGTGACATTGATAAAATACTACCATCTACATTTAATGATAATATCATGATATATTCTACTATTGCAAATTCAGTAAGATTGGACAACCCCACTTTAATGACATCATTTGATGATTTGCGACTTAATCCTCTATATACCCGACCAAATGCACCACGCCCAAGCAGTTCAATAGGCATTCTTTTATCAAAATTTTAAGAAATTATACTTGATCATATAGTAAACTATATTATATGTTTCAAATATAGTGCTTAAAGTATATTGCTCAATGTATAGTGCATAAAAGTATATATTATTTCCTTTTTATAAATTGAATTTTTTGAGCCAAAAAAAAATAAAAATAAAAATAAAATAAAAATTATAGAATATAAAAACTCTTTTTGCAAAACTCTTTTGTCAAAAAAAAGTATAAAAATGGATTCAAATTTAACCTCAAAAATGTTTGAAAGTGCTAAAGAGTATGCTTCTAATATTAGTGGTTATTGGATTGCAATTATAATAATTGGTATCATTGCAATTATTGCAATTATTTTTGGGATTATGTATATTAATAATACATATGATACAAAAACTATATCAGTACCGGTAACATCTGTACCAGCATATTATTCCATCATTAATGGATCATCAGCAGTAGGCACACCACCATCTGGGCAACTTTGGAATCTAGTGAGTCAAATGACATTTACTCCGGGATATTGGCAAGTAAATATGTATTCATATATTTTTGATAAAGTAAACACCAGTAGTAATTCTCCTAGTGTATTTTTAAATAATTATTCATTGGGATTAGCAACATATGATGGCACAAATCTTAATTATATAAATGGATCTGGGACTACACCATGGGCAAGTCAAACAAATGGTACAGGTTGGGTTAAATTTCAACCAAGTGATGCAATTACTAATTATTGGAATATGCAAATTCCAAGCTCTACTATATTTGTAAATACAAATAAAACAGTAACTTATAGTTTAATTTCATTTGCATTATTTACTATAACTGATACAACCGCAACAACTTATGAGTCTCCATTTCAGGTATCAATTCAAGCAAGGGCTACTCAAATTGGTAAACATATATCATCTGATATTATTCCATATAGCAGTTAAATTTTCCAAAATTATTTTTATAAAATTATTTTACAAACGCTAAAGGTAATCGAGGTACATTTTAGCCAATTTTAATAATTTTTGTTGTTCCGTTTTTGATTTATTATCCCAATGATATACATTTCTTGCGGTTGCATATATTTTTTTAAACTTTGTGTAATGTGTATTGATTAAGTTATAATATAATGCATCCCATATTTCATCCCAGTTATATTGATTCCCATCACCAAGTTTTATTCCCATGACAGTTTTTGAATTAGCATTTTTTGAAATTGAAAATTCTCCATCATTCATTTTTGTTATATAATTGCTACTTGAAAAGTAAGGCCGGCTCATCATAAAGCCACCATCGGCGTACATAATCATTCCATATATATTTGGGATCATTACCCATTCATATGCATCAATACTTACCAAGCTTATATACCATTCATATACATCATCTGGATCAATCATTGTTAATAAAAAAAACTGACCCATTACCATTAGTCGCTCAATATGGTGTAAGTAACTATATTGTTGCATTTTTTTAATGCATGCGTCCACTGGTGGTATCCCAGTATTAGCATCCCAAAATCGCCTTGATATTTTTCTTTTATGATTGAGAAAATTATTACCAATTACTTTTTTATCTGTGATTTTGCAAAATTTTGAAATATGAAACTCATATAAATATCGCATACTTTGTTTCCATCCTATAAGTTGTCTTATATAACCCTCTAATGAATTTACCATTTTTGACTTTTTTAAATATGGTAATAATGCATCTAATATATCTTTATCAGTAAGTAGACCAATGTTCAATAATGGGGATAATACAGAATGATAACCAAATTTAATCTTAGAATGGAATGCATCTTCATATTTGCCAAAATTTGCCAATCTATTCTTTATAAAATTCATCAACCATTTTTTTGCACCGGTATGATCTATTGGGTATATAAAATCATTCATATCGCCCCAATTATTCCCAAAATGTTTGGATACATATTTTTTTGCCTCTATTATATATGCACTACTATTATTATTTGACGGTTTAAATACATCTTTTTGATTTTTTGGAAAAGTTAATCTATTTTCTTTGTCATAGGACAATAAATACGTTTTTGGCGATGGTTTTTGCGCAATGGGGGTCAATATTTGTAATCGATTTCGTTGCCATCGATAAAAAGAAGAATCATGTGTAAATTTTTTACTTTTATTTGCATTATAATATTTCTCCAAATCTTCATGAGTGGTTATAAATTCTGGGGTCTCTAACATCGTTGAAGATTTAATAGATTGTATTTTTTTAATTAAATTATGATCAATTGGATTGTAAAAAAATACCATATCACTTTTTAAATCTGATATATAATTCTCAGAGAACTCATAATACTTTATTTTTTTAACATATTTATTCAAATAGTCATAATATGATTTCATGGATGCTCTATGATAAGCAAGCTTTAATTTATGAAACTTATACTTGGTAAAATAAATTGGCTCTTCAATTATATAAATTGCGTCATATTTAATGTTTTTGGGCAAATACTTATACTCAAATAACTGAGTTGGAAAAATCAAAAAAATAATCATACTATATTTATATCTTTATCTTCTTTATTTTTTTCATAAAAGTTAATTTATAATTTATCTATAATTCATTTATAATTCATCTATAATTCATCTATAATTCATTTATAATTCATCTATAATTCATCTATAATTCATCTATAATTCATCTATAATTCATCTATAATTCATCTATAATTCATCTATAATTCATCTATAATTCATTTATAATTCATCTATAATTCATCTATAATTCATCTATATCGCTTAAATTTCAAATCCCCAAAAAAGTGTATATTTGATATTATATGATACTTTAGACAAAATGAGTTGCCAATGGAGGAAAAAGGATTTATACTTGTAAATCAAAGGCTAGAAAATGATCAAATGATTGAATATATAAAACATATGATTAAAATATATGAGGATGGATTTTTAGTGTTAAAGCGCCAAACCACCCATGAGGCCATAAATAAAGCCAAAGCTTTAAAATCCGATATCTATGGGGTTAAAGTAATATTGATATCAAATAAATTACGAGTAAGTTACCATATGAAGGGAGAAGATATTCAATATGAATATTATTTTGACTATAGCCCAGTAACATTTAACGGCAATATAATCACCGATGATATTGCTCTTGCAATTTGCATATCATTAAAGTTAAAGAATATATTATACCAAACTTTACGCGATGCAATGGAAGTGGATGTTTTACTGACTAAACAGATTTTGGAACAACAGCAATTAGTTTTGGAGCAACAGCAACTAGTTTTGGAGCAACAGTATATTTTGCAACAACAAATTTTGCATCAACAGTATCTTTTGCAACAAGGGCATATTTTGCACCAACAGCAACAAATTTTGCAACAGCAACAAATTTTGCAACAGCAAACGCAACGGCAAACGCAAGCTTTGCAACCACAACAGCAAATGCAAGCTTTGCAACCACAACAGCAAATGCAAGCTTTGCAACCACAACCGCAAAAAAATAATTTTGACAATGATCAGTATAGTCTTTGTGACCCTGAAGATAATGATATGACCAGTGATCTTGAAGATAATGATATGGCCAGTGATTTTGAAGATAATGATATGAATGATATACTTGAGATTGATCTTAGTGAGTTTAATAATTAAATTCTACATAATCGCGTAAAATATTCTTCTTTATTTCCATTTTGCCCTTTATGAAACTGCAAAGTATGCGCAATTTGAAACATTGGTTTTACAAATGTCATTTTAAGGGATATATTTATTGGGGCATAATAGGATGCTAATATTTCCATTAACACAAACAAAATATTAACGGCTATATTTTTTTTTCTATATTGAAGATCTAATTCTATATGCGATAAAACAATTATATCAATATCATCTATGTTTAAATCAATATGTCCAATTTTAGAATATACAGTATTAGAATAGGCAGTATTAGAATATACAGTATTAGAATATAAATATATTTCTATTTTATTTCTAGGCTTATTAAATGTTAAATGTAATTTTGATATAATATTCGCATCTACATGCAATTCTGTAACTACAGCACATTTTAAAGGTTGAACCATGTGTGTAAGTATATTATTATTAGTTAAATTCTCCGTTAATCCAAAATGTGGATTTATTATATTTGCTGTTAAAAAATCATAATAATGTTTACTAAATGCATCTTGATATTGTTTATGATTAAATCCATTGATTCCAATATGTGTATATATATATCTAATTTGTGGTTTAAATTTTGATATATTTCCTTCTGATGCAATAAAATCAATAGTTGGGACTATAATATTAAATCCAGAATTGGATTCGCTATAGGGAACCACATCAGATTGAATAATACTTTCTGCAATTTCTTCTATGTATGCATCTAAAGAATGTTGCATATCTTTATAATTATCATCATTTAAAAATGTATCAGGCCATTTATATTTGGCATCACTGGTTTTAAACAATATTTTTAATGGATTTGCATGTGTGCTGTTTGCATGTGTGCTGTTTGCATGTGTGCTGTTTGCACTAGATAAAATATGATCGCTTTTTAATTCATCTTCAAATAAAATAGAACTTTTTACTACAATAGGATTATTCATATAATAGCATTTTTTAATCCCATTTTTTGACACATGTAAAAAGAAAAATAGATTAATATCTATTCTATATCCATTATATAAATATGGTATATCAATTCCATAATTTCTATAATTTTTATAATTTTTACTACTTTCAAGATATTCTTTATATATATCAATAGTTCTATATTTTATATCCAATGATGATTTTAATTCTGAGCCTTGTATTATAAAATTTTTGTTATATTTGCTTCCGGTGGATGCCTTAGTTATATTAAAATTCATTATTGAATCAGTTATTACACTATTAATTTCAGCATATGCAACATGTACAAATTGTGATCTTGTCGCAACCATATTTTTGTTCAAATGTTGTATTAATATGCTATGATTAAATCCATTCTGCTCTTCAATAAAAGTATAGGTTAATAATTGATAATGATTTACTTTATTAATTTTTGCATCTTTTATTCGACATGGGCGGGTATAATAACTAGATATTTTTACATCATTTGTCGTTGTGCCTTTCTCTAATGTAAAATGCAATTTTGTCGCAATCTTTTTAATAAATATTGATTTATTTACCATATGTATTTTTGAATTCTTATTATGCCTATGTGCATATATCTCTAAAAATTGCGCAATCATCGCAGTTGCAATCCCGCGATTTTGATATTCCTCCATCACAACAATTGTCAAATAATTATTTTTGTCTAGAGCAATATAACCTATACAACTGCCACTAGCATAGGCGTCACTGCCACTACTGCCACTAGCGTAGGCGTCGCTCTCACTACTGCCACTAGCGTAGGCGTCGCTCTCACTACTGCCACTAGCGTAGGCGTCGCTCTCACTGCGTAGAGGTTGCTTATTTTGATGTTGCTTATTTTGATGTTGTTTTTCTAGATGTTGTTTTTCTAGAGGTTGCTTATTTTGATGTTGTTTTGTTTGCCCCCTTTCTTTTGGAAAGAGAAATAGAAAAACATTATCTAAATTACATATTTTTAACAATTCTGTCAATGTGATAGCTTTATTATGAAAATATATTTTTTTTGCATCTTCAATTTCTTTGGGGTTCGCATCGGTATAGGGTATTAATACACATCTATTATCCCCAGTTAGTATATTGAAAAATGGAGATAATATACCATAACTGCAAACTTCTGCGGTTGGGATGGGTCGTCTTTTGATCCCAAATATTGGCAACACTGCGCAATTTAATATGAAAGAAAAATAATCTCTCGAAAAACGTTTTTTAAAAATGTCACATTCTGGTGTGTCTTTTATACCTTGCACACAATCATGCCCAAGCATATGACCATTCAATTCTAATATAAAAAAATTATCATCATCGGTGACTAATACATCAACGCCATATATATGATATCCTATATCATTTTCTTCAAAAATAATAGAGTTATTAAATGCAACCGCAAACGCTAATGTTTTTTTAAATTCATTAAATTTAGTATTATTTATGGGAGTTGCAATATCATTAGGAAATGCATAATTTTGCATTGTGGATTTTGCTCCACTAATGTGTATTTGTTTATTTAACCAATCATCTTTTACATATTTTTTCTCTGCGGTTAAAACCCAATATTCATCATGAATATAACATCTCTTAATTCCAGATTCTACTATTAATATTGTATACATTCTTAAATGAAATTTTTTACCATCAATGGTAAGTGCCGGATTTGTTATATAGTCCATAATAATTGCATTATGTGGATTAATGTTTAATTCTTTTTTTATTGCAAAATATTCATATTTTTCTGAAAATACCCTAACTCCTTTTTGTTTACTTGAAAGATTTTTTTTTAAAATATAAACTTTGTTTTTTACTGGAAGTTGATTTAATATAAGAGAGTTAAATTCATTTATTGTATATGTTTTTGGGATATGTTTAATTCCAACCGGAAGTAGTTTTTTAATTGTCTCATATAATTTTATCTTTTCACTTAATGATTTATGCCCACCTAATGTATTTTTAATCACGGCTCTTTGATTTGTAAAAAGTGGATCCCAATATTGAATTTTACCATTTACCATATGACTTGTAAAATTAACATTACCATTAATGTCAACCCCAGAGGCCGATCCAATTGAAACATGTACGTGTTTTGTAAGTGGCTCTTCGTGAAAATTATATTGTGCAAATAATTTTTTTAATTCATCATAAACTAATCCATTATCACCATTATATATACTATAAGAATAACTCTGAACAGTATTCTCATCTTTAGTGTCATGCTTATGATTAGTGTCATGCTTATGATTAGTGTCATGCTTATGATTAGTGTCATGCTTATGATTAGTGCCACCACTATACGATTTAAGACCACATCGAAATGTATTGGCAATTATAAATGCCAATATTAACAATAATAAAATAAATAATACAATTCCAATGCCATAGCAAATCATTTTATTATATAATATAATATATTTTTTATCCAAAAAAAAGAGTTATTTACTTAATTGCTTACTTGCTTAATTACTTAATTAATTGCTTAATTATCAGCGAGTATATTTATCACATCCAGTTGCATGTCTCAAAGTTGGGATTGTTCTATTTTTCCAATCATGCCCAACTGCATCTTCTGACATGACATACATATCACCATCATCAAGCTCAATTTTTATTTTTTCTCCAATGGGATTTGAATATAAATACCATTGAAAATATAATGGCATTGATGCCCCCATTCTAAATGCAAATACTTTTCGACGCTCTGCATCCCCATGGTAACCAATTCCACATTTACGAATATTATAATAATAATTGGCCTCACCATTTAATAATGCATCTTCAGTCCAAATTGAAATTTGTTCTCTAATTCTATTTGTTAATGGAACTTGCCCATATGAAATAATTCTACCTTTTCCCAATTCATAATTTGGCTCTTGATCTTCTTCAGAAAAACATAAATTATATCTTGCTTGTTTATTGACAACTTTTCCATTCATTAATGCTTTTTTATCCATTGGTAATGCATCATGTTCATCCAT